TGTTCGCCGGCGTCGAGAAGCGAGAAGAGAAGGATGCGCTCGATCGCGATCTCGCCTGCGAGGATCTGTTTTTCCTCCTCGTCTACGTTCTCGGCCGCAAAGACATCAATGCCGATTGGATAACTCAAGCTCCGGGCCTGCCGCGGATCAAGCGGAATCCGGATTGGCTCTTCGATCGGTGTCGGGAAATCGAGGCAGCGCCAAACGGCTACCTCGATCTGTGGGCCCGCGAGCACTACAAATCGACGCTGATCACCTTCGGCCTCACGATAAGGGACATATTGCGTGACCCTGAAATTACCGTGGGGATATTTTCTTACTCTCGGCCGATTGCGAAAGCATTTCTGCGGCAGATCAAGCTTGAGTTCGAGGGAAATATCCGGCTCAAAGAGCTGTTTCCCGATATCTTATGGGAGGAACCTCATCGAGACGCTCCGAAATGGAGTGAGGATGATGGTATTACGGTCCGCCGCAAAGGGAACCCTAAAGAGGCGACGATAGAGGCCTGGGGACTCGTCGAGGCGCAGCCGACCTCGAAGCACTACAGATTGATGGTTTACGACGACGTGGTGACGGAAGGCAGCGTCACCAATCCGGACATGATCGCGAAGGTCACGCGCTCCTGGGAGGTCAGCCTCAATCTCACAGCGCAAGGCGGTGCGGTGCGGTACATCGGCACCCGCTGGCACTACGCGGACACCTATCGCGACATTCTGGAGCGGGGCACGGCGATCGAGCGTCGGCACGCCATCACGCTCGACGGCACGGCGAACGGGGAGCCGGCTTTCTGGACGCGGGAGCAGGTCGCCAAGAAGCGCCAGGATCTGGGCCGCGCGGTGTTCGCCGCGCAGATGCTGCTCGATCCCGCGGCCGAGGGCGCCCGCGATTTCGAGGAAGAGTGGCTACGCTATTACGAAGAGAGCGGCAGCTATGGGGAGATGAATAAATATGTTCTCGTCGACCCAGCAAGTAGCAAAAAGAAACAATCCGACTATACTGCCATGGCTGTTATTGGCCTGGGCTCTGACAATAATTATTACCTCCTTGATGCCATCCGTGATCGGTTATCTCTTACTGAACGTGGTGATGCTTTGTTTGCTCTGCATCGCCGATGGCGGCCGCTCTATGTAGGCTATGAGAGCTACGGCATGCAGGCCGATGTCGAGTATTTTTACGAGAAGATGCGCGAGGACAATTACCGTTTCGAGATCACCAAGCTCGGCGGCACGCTGGCCAAGGTCGACCGGATCCGCCGCATGGTCCCGGTTTTCGAGGCCGGGCGCTTCTGGTTGCCCGATCATCTCGAAAAAATGGATTATAACGGTCATATGATCGATCTGACGCGCGCTTTTGTCGATCAGGAATACAAAGCGTTTCCGGTGGCGCTCCACGACGATCTGTTCGATACGATCTCGCGGATCGAGGATCCGGAGATAACCCTGGTGTGGCCCTTGCCCGCGCAGGAAGAAGACCGCTATGCGCGAAAGCGGGACAGGCGTCGGCGAGCGACGTGGATGGCGGCATGACTCCGGAGGAGTTGATCCTCGAGGCTGAGAGGCGCGCCATTAAAGGGGGCCGCAGCGTCGACCTCCTAACGGCCATTTGGGCAATTGTTGTAGCAGCAGAAGGCGGTTTAGAAAAGAAAGCTCCGACCGATTGGCATAATTGCCCAATCTGTGGCCTGCATCACCAAGCACTTGATTAGGTCCTGACCATGCCAGCAGCCGATGATGCCGCCGAGATCTGGCCGCGCCTGATGCGGCTGCGGCGGATCTGTTTTCACAAGCTCGAGTTGCCCGTCCAACAGTGCTGGTGCTGGAAGGCTGGCCCTGACGGGCAGCATATCCCGTGCTGCGAGGCCAACGATCCCACGGGCTTTGACCTTTTGGGCAAACCGGGCGCCGCGACACCGAAACTTACGGAGCGTTGGTACACGTTCAACCTCCCTGCGACAGAAGAAGACTGACCGATGAAACTGGAATCATGGCAAAGCAGCGAAGACAAGCATCGCTGGAAGATCGTGCGCCGCGACAACTTCGTCGACGTGCCGGGCGAAATCGTCAGCGCTGACGACGCGACCGGCGAATGCAGCATGCAGAACAACGGCGAGACCAAGACGCTCAGCTTCGGGCCGAACGGCATCCGCATCGTCGGGCGCGCGCGCTAGCCTATTCGCTCCTCCAGATACCCCGCGACGTGGTAACGCTCACGCAGGCGCTGAAGGGCTCTATGGCTTCGCCACCGAGGCAGCACATCTTCCAGGCTGATGATACGGGCGAATTCCGCTCGGTAGCCTAATTCGTGCTCGACGACCTCGCCCCATAACGCCACTGCTCCCCAAGCGCTGCGGTTCGTTTCAAGCGCTTTGTGAAGCGCTCGGGAGCGCTCTTTGAATGCCCAGACGCCTGCGGCGCCGTAATCGGTAGGATTGCCGCTCATCGGCTCATTCGGAGCCCATGTGCGGTCGACGCTGAAACTCTTTAGGTATCCGCCGTCGATCCGCCAGATGCGCCAGCCGACGATTTCGCCGACGCTTATGCCGGCGTTTTGTAGAGGCTCTTTAGGATGGTGGGTAACGGGGACGGCGCCGAGGGCTCCAGCAATGCCCCCGAGACAGCCGCCGCCGCCGCCGCCTCCGGCGCCATAAGCATAAGCCTGGGCAAGCAGGGCTTGCTGCTGCATTTGAGCCGCTTGGGCTCCGAGTCCGAGATTTCCTCCTCCAAGGGAATTACCGAGTGCCTGCGGAAAGGGTGGCCAATTTCCATTTCCAAGACCTCCATAGCTAAAAGTTGCGCACCGGAGTGGGGCATCATACCCAGGAAGATGGCGCGTTCCGCACCATTGACACTGGGGTAATCCTGCGATTGAGGGCGCTGGTGGCGGTGGTGGTGGCGGCACGCGAAACATTTCGAAGGAGATTATACCCGATGGCCTTTTTCAGCGCTATGCCCGGTGCGATGACGCAGCCGATGGGCGGTCCGTCGCTTGGCGGCAGCGCCGGCGGCAGCCCGAGCGCGTTCACCTCCCCCGGGATGGATCCGATGATGCTCGCCCAGCTTTTGCGTATGCAAGGCGGCGGGGCGGGTCAATCTGGCGGCCCTGGTTTGCCCCCGCCCCCGCAAATGCCGCAGCCGCCTTCACCGATGGGCGGCGGCGGGCCAGGCGGTGGTCCGGGCGCTCTTGCAGCTATGATGGGTGCGGGTGCGGGCGGTCAAGGCGGCCCAGGTGGCGGCCAAAACCCACTCATGCAAATGCTGCAACAACTGGGCGTAGGGCAAGGCGGGCAGATGGGCGCGATGGGCGGCGGGCCGGGCGGCCAGCAAGGGGGCTTGCTGCAACTATTGCAGCAGCTCGGGATTGGTGCCGGCGGAGGCGGAGGCCTCGCCAACAATGTCCCCTTCGCAAATATGATGAATAACGCGCCCAATACGCCATAGTGCCGCGCTGCTGCGACGTTCCGATCGACCATATTCCCTACGTCTGGCCGAAGATAGAGCCGTTCCTCGCCAAATCGCTCAAATTCGACGACTGCGCGCGGTATCAGGCGGTCGACGTCTTCGAGCTGCTCCTCCAGGGCGGATCACGGCGCCTCTGGATAGCCTTTGACACAGAACGCCAGGAATTCGACGGCGCAGCCGTAACGGAGATCATTCAGTCGCCGCGGTGCCGGGAATGCCGCGCGTGGCTCGTTGGCGGCAAGAATCTACGGCTCTGGCAGGACGAGATGCGCGCGATGATCGAAGCATATGCTCAAGCCGAAGGCTGCCAATTTGTCACCGGATCTGGCCGCAGAGGCTGGACGCGCATGCCCGGTTATGAAAGCGCAGGGATTTTGTTTCAGAAGGCGCTCTAAGTTCGCAATTTCGCGCAAAACGCATAGAAGTCTTCTGCGTCGTCTGGGATTTCGACTTTAACTCCGATGTGATCTAGCCATTGAGCGAAAGTCTGAACGCCAGTTTGCCATGACATGCACGGATCGCCGTTAGTGTAACGGTTCTGCGCGCAGTTATAGGCATGAAGAATACCTTCGCCGGCGCACATGGCGTCGGCTAGTTCTTCAAAGCTTTCGTAAATCTTCTTCATAAGCACCTCTTAGCATAGGGACGCATATTTCGGCAAGGCTGACGGGCCACGCGCGCCGCCACGTTGAATCGTGGCGACATTTGGTACTGCCTCAGCCTGTTACACGAGAGGAATTACAGGATGAGTTCTAATGAGATTCCAGGGGCATTATCCGCTTGGCAAACGATAAAGAGGATTGCCGATCGGCTTGAATCGCCGCACGCCGATAAGATCTTCGTGGGCAAGGATTATACTAAGGCCGACTTGCGTCGCGATCTCTTAGCGACGATTCCGGATTCTGTTAAGTCGCACACGAATTATACTGAGACCGCTCTGCGGCGCTTTTTGGAAGCGACAGAGTAATGGGCGGCAAAGCTCCCGGCGGCGGTTATAGCGGCGGGATGTCAGGCGGCTATGGCGGCGGCGGAATGGCCGGAGGCGGCGGCCAGGGAGCTGCCCCATGGGCAGGCCAAACACCCGGCGGCAGCCAGTTCCAGACATCATTTCAGCCAGGCGCGCAAAGTCCCGCGAGCTATTGGACGCCGCAGCGAATGGCCGGCGCCTCACCTGATGCTGGCGGGATGATGCAGCCGCCTCCGGCAACGATGCCCGGCCCTGGCGCAATGCCGCCCGGACTCGCCGGAATGCAGGCAGCCAATGCCGCAGACCCCAACGCCTACCATAACCTATTAGCCGGGATTTTGACGCCGCAGAACACCGGAACATTCGATCAAATGGTGCAAATGCACGCTCAAAACCCGAACGCGTACCATAATTATTTCAACGCATTGCTGGGCGGCGGTCTCGGAGGCGGCGGCGGTATGTACGGCGGCCTCGGGGGCGGTATGTATGGCGGCGCCAGAGGCGGTCCCATCGGAGCATAGATGCTCAACTAAGCGCCTTGGGTCTTTCTCCGCAGCTGGGGCAAGGGTTTTGATACCTGTCATGCGGGCAATGTAAGCCCCACCATTTGGCGCCGCACATTTGGCAGCGCCGATAATAATGCCAAGCAGTTTCTGGCATGTTCTCATCGGGACTTTCCGGATCTGCCTGAAATTCGCAATTGCATTCGGCGCCAGGGATGATCGTGTCGTCGATCGGAATGACAGTCATAGCCGCTTTCTGTAGCACATTTTGGTGGGATTTTGGGCTCAAAAAACACGCCGGCAGGAAATACTACAACCACCACCAATTCAGCCCCGTGGGCAGCACAACAGCCTTATTTGCAGGACATCTTCGGATCGGCGCAATATCTCGCGAAGAATCAGCCGCCCCAGTATTATCCGGGCACTACCTACGCGCCGCAGACGGATCTGCAGTCGCAGGGCCTCGCGGATATGGCGAATTGGGGCTCCGCTCTCACGAATTACAATCCGGCGAATTATTTCAGCAACAAGCTGCTAGAAGGCACATATCTCAATTCCAATCCGGCGTTATCGGGTCTGGGAAATCTGGGTGCAAGCAATCAAGGAGTGGGCGGTCAAGGCTATGGCATTCTCAATGGTCTGCAAGGAGGCCAGTCGTATCTGAACCAGCAGATTCCCTACAATTCGCTTCAGGCTTACGGAAATCAGAACGCCGGATATAACAATCCGGCCTTGGGGTCGCTCTCCAATACGGCGGGCGGCAATATCCCTGGCCTCGGTTACGCGATGGGGCAGCTTCCCGGAGACATCTCCGGCATCAACAACCAGATCGAGGGCGGCACATTAGGATATGCCCAAGGACAGCTGCCCGGCGATATCTCGGGCATCAACAGCCAGACCGAGAGCATATTAGGCACTGCGTCGGACCCACTTCATAGCTTGGCCGGCGGCGGCGCTACGCCGACCGGAGCCCTCTCTCAGCTGTCGCAATATGGCGGCGGCGCATTCGGCACCGGCATCAGTGGCGCTCAGAAGCAATTGGGCAATATCGCGAACGCTGGCGTGCCCTTGGGTTATGGTGCCCTGCAAACATTGGGACAGTTTGCGGGGGGACCAAACATAGCGGGGACCGGACAGAGTGCCCAGACGCTGCGCAACTTTGCCTCCGGCGCGATGTCCGGTAATCCTGAAACCGGGGCTCTGGCGCAAAGTGTGCTTTCAAGCGTCCTGCCGAGCATTCAGAAACAGTTTATCGAAGGTGGCGGCCTCTCTTCCCCTGGTGCGGCTTATGCCTCCTCTCAGGGTGCGACGGCCGCTCTGGCACCGACGCTGTATCAGCAATGGCAGCAAGAACAGGCAAACCAACTGGCCGGCGCGCAATCGCTGGAAAGCGCCCGATTGCAAGGCAGGGGCCTTCAACAGCAGGCAGCGCAAGCGCAGGGTCAGCAAGCCGTTTCGTCTGCAAACGCCCGCACGCAAGCCGCAAATGCCGCTGGCAATCTTGGCATCGGCAAAGCCGGACTCATGTCGCAAGCGGCCCAAGCCGGTGGTCAACTCGGCCTCAGTGCTGGCCAGTTAGAGCAACAGGCGGCACAGGGTCTAGGTAATCTTGGCCTCAGCGCAACGGACCAGATCAGTCGGAATACGCTCGGCGGACTCGGCTTGATCGGCAACCTGGGACTCGGGCAAGCGGACCAGATCAGTCGGAATACGCTCGGTGGATTGGGCTTGCTGGGCAATCTGGGGCTGGGCCAAGCCGGCGCACAAACACAGGCCGGGTCGACACTAGGGTCGCAGATCCTGCAAGGACAAGGATTGACTCAAAACGCCGCGCAAGCCGCCTTGCAGGGTGCCCAGGGAAATGCTGACCAAGAGCTGAAAGCCGCGCTGGGCCTTCAGCAAGGGCAGCTCGGCGGCCTCGGTCTGCAACAGCAGGCGCTAGGCTCTCTCGGCAACATTTACGGCCAAGGAATGCAGAACATGCTGCAAGGCTTAGCGGTAGCTCCGCAGACTATGCAGTCGACCTTGCTCGGCCCGCAAGCAGAGTATCAAGCGGGACAGCAGCAACAGGGGCTGCAGCAGCAATCGATCAATGATGCAGTGCAGCGCTGGAATTATTGGCAGAGCTTGCCTTATCAGCAGCTGAATCAATATCTCGGCCAAGTCACCGGCAATTACGGCGGAACGACCAGCCTGAATCAGCCATTCTACCAGAATACCGGAGCGAACATCGGTGCCGGAATATTAGGGGGTCTCGGCGCGGCAAATACGATCGGCGGCTCAAGCGGGATCTTTCCGGGTGCAATAGCATCATTGTTCGGCGGCGGTGGCGGGGGACTCCTTAGTTGGGCTGACGCCATACCTTTCATTATATAAAAGGCTCCCTTTAATATGCGACAGCTGCCCTCAGTAGGCTCTCGCATGGAGACTGGTGCCGTGCGATTTGGCGACGATTGGCCTGGAATCTTTATCCGCGGCGATAGCGCGCTTGGGAACGCGAGCATTCTCAGGACACTCGTCGAACGCGTCGACTATAAGCCCGCCAAGATCTTTCTCACCGAATTGGCTGAACTTTTCGAATCTTGCCAGATCCCGCGATCAGGGGGCCGCTAATGTTATATGTGAGTTACTATTATAAATCGCCTGGCAGAAGCGGCTTTGCTTGTCTTGTTTCAGAGGAGAAAGAGCCGAGAAGTGGTGACAATGTCAGACGATTGCGCGACATCGCGATAAAAGACGCTTTTGGTTGGCCTCCTCCTCCAGAAAGCTCTGCCTGCGTGCTTTGGTGGAAAGATTTGAATGGCAGGCATGTTTGACTCCAGCGCGGGGCTTGACCCGCTCTCGATGCTGCTGCTCGGCGGTGCCGCCGGTCTCGGCCAGGCGGGTGCCACATCGCGGCTGCCGATCTCCGGTGCGCAGGCCTGGGGCGGGTTGGGGGCCGGCTTGATGGCCGGGAACCAGGCGGCGAATCTAGCCCAATTACAGCAACAGCAGGCGAGTAGCGAAGCGCTTAAGAACGCGCTCGGGCTCGAGGCGGTAAGGCAGCAGCAGGCCGTAATGGGCCAGCCGATTCCGACAATGCAGGATATCCGCAGCGGGAAATATCAGGGCTTGGCTCCGCTCTTCGCCAAGATGTATGCCGACCAGCAACAGCGTCTGGCGGCGCCGACGATACCTACGCCCACCGCGCAACAGAATACGCCGAGTCCCACTCCGGATGCGCAGCCTGCAGATTTCTTGCCTCCGGTTTACGCGCCTGGCTCCGTTGCGGCAAAGAATATAGCGAACAACAATCCGGGGAACCTGAAGACCGCGGACGGTGGCTGGATGTCTTTTCCAGACATGCCCTCGGGGATCGAAGGCATCGGAAATTGGCTCGATAGAGCTCAGAACGTGCATGGGCTCACCACGGTCCGACAACTCATCGACGACCCTGTGCACGGATACGCGCCGAGCGCCGATCCTGGGAACAAAGGCAAAATGCTCCCCGAGGTGGCGGCCAATCGGATCGGAGTAGGGCCGGATGACACGGTCAATCTTTCCGATCCCATGATGCGCGAGAAAATGACTCGCGCGCTCCTGCAGCAAGAGCAGGGCGGCAACGCGCTTTCAAAAGGGCGGGGGATACAGCTTGCGCAAAATGTGCCACAGGGCCAGCAATCCCAGCCGCTAGGCACCAGCCAGCAGCCGCAACCCGATACTTCCACGCCTTTTGATCGCCTGCAGGCGGTAATGTTTGAGCGCGCGCAGCGATCCGTCGCTGGATTGCCCCTCACGCCGACCGAGCAAATGCTGATGGCGGCGAAGCTCTATCCACAGGGGAGCTCCGAAAACAAGATTCTGATGGGGCAGGCGCTCAAGAATTCCGGCATCGAGCCCTTCAAGGGCGGCGAGCGCCCAAATGCGCCGCTGATGGAATACGATCCTCAAGGGGCAATGAACGGGCAACCATATCGTGTCGTGCAGCCGCCCGGCTATACTCAAGCCGTTAAAGAACGGGCCGAAGCAGATGCCAGGGGGCGGGCGACGGTGGAGTCGCAAACGGTCGTCGACCCGGACACCGGCACCCCGTTTGCGACGAGTCGTGCGAATGCCTTTGCGCCAGGAGCGCCCCCGATTCAGACGGGGCTCTCGCCGGGTGCTCATGCGTATGCTGAGGCAGGCGGCAAGGCTTTCTTCGAACCGCCAGTCGAGACATTTGGACCCGGAGGCGTCCCGCGGCAGGTGCCGCGACAAAATCTGCCCGGTGCGTTCGGCCCGATGGCAACCGGCTTGCCGGCTCAAGGATCGTCGGCTCCTATCACGCCTCCGGCTGCCACTACACAGCCAGCACAAGCCCCCGAAGCTGCGGCACCGGCATTCCAGATGAATACGCCTGCCGGTCCTAAGCCCGTAGGACAAGTCCACGTCAACGATATGTTCCCCAATGGGACCGGGATTCCGCAAGAGCCGCAACCGCCACCCGGAACAGGCTTCGGGCCACCTACGGAATATCAAAAAGACGTTCAAAAAGACGACGCTACACGTGTCGAGCAATATAATAAGGAACAGTCTGCGGCGCAGAAGCAATACCAGGATTTATTGCATTTGCGCGAAGTGCTGAATAATGGTTTCAATACGAGCCGTGCGGCGCGGATCGGCGCTGATTTCGCAAACCTCGCGCATGCCTTTGGTGCCGATTGGGCGTATCCGCGGGGATGGGCGCCGGCAAGCGCGGCAGAGTTTGATAAGGCGTCAACCGATCTTGTCTTTGCGGCTCTCAAGGCTCTTCCGGGGCAGCCTCGCGTGTCTGAAATCACCGGATTGCAGAAGGCCAATCCGAGCCTAGCGATCCCGCGTGAAACAAACTTCAATATGATGAACGATATTCTTGCGTCGAATAAGTGGCAAGACGAGCGCGCGCGATTGGCGACGGAATTCAAGGTCGCCAATCCAGGAACGCCGTTATCGGTATTTGATTCGGCTTATAACCGGATGGCACCTCTTGTCGACGTCACGAACGAATACAAAGGAGTTATGCGCCAGCACGGCGCGGTCTTTCCTGAAGAGACACCAGCCGGCGGCGCTGTAGCGCCGGCACCGACTAACCGCGCCGCACTTCCAAAGACAGCGACGGGCCCGAATGGCCATAAGCTCTATTTGCCGCCCGGTGGCAGTCAGTGGATTGATACGGTGACCGGGAAACCCTATGTAGCGCCACCGTCACGCTAATGGCTGACGCGCCCGATCTCCCGCAGGGATACACACTCGATCAAAGCGGCGAGGTGCCTGTTGCGCTACCGCCTGGTTACGCGCTCGATACGGGTCCAAAAGGTACATTGCAAAGCGGTCCAGCCCTGGTTGGGACCGGAGTATACCAAGGGCTGCTCCGCGATCCGCTAAATTCCGGCGCCGTTTTGCTGGCCAAGGGACTGAGCGCCCTCGCCCCGCAAGGATCTTCGCTCGAAAAATGGGCGAACGATCAACTCTCGTCGATAGAGCAGGCAAACGCCACAAACGAGTCGGCTTATTCAAAACTCGTGGGATCTAATCCCGGCGCAACGGCGGGGCGCACGGTTGGCAACATCGGCGCAACCCTTCCTTTTGCGGCAGTAATGCCGGGAGGCGCTGCGACGTCGCTGACCGGGCGGCTATTGCAGGGTGCGGGCCTCGGTGCCGCCACAGGGGCGCTGCAGCCCACACAACCTGATGGTAATTATTGGGGAGAAGTGGGCCGGAATATCTTGATGGGCGGCGCTGCAGGCGCTGGCGCTCCGGCCGTAATGTCTTCGGCCGCTTCGGCGATCGCCCCTTCCGCTTCCTCGCGATTGGCACCGCTTTTGAAGGCCGGCATAACCCCGACGATCGGGCAGGCAGCTGGCGGCGCGATCAACAGGCTCGAGCAAGCGGCGACCAGCATTCCGCTTCTAGGAGACTTCGTCAAATCCGCCCGCGCCCGGGTCGGCGATCAATTCTATCGGGCCGCGGTCAATGAGGGATTGTTGCCTATCGGGCAGCAGCTTGACAATGCCACCGCGTCAGGACGCGATGCGTTCACCGAGATGCGCGGCAAGATTCAAAATAATTACAACACGCTGCTGCCAAACGTCACGGCGACGATCGACCCCACTTTCGCGGCAAACATCCAGAAGCTGGTCGGGCTCAGTAAATTTCTGCCGGGCGGCAGGCCAGCCCAGTTTCAAAATTTTCTTAGTAACGAGGTGCTGAACAAATTCAACGCCCAAACAGGCAACATGACCGGCGAAACATTTAAGGACGTCGAAAGCGTACTCGGTCAGGAAGCAAACGATTATATCCGGGCACCTCATCCTGATGACCGGAAATATGGCCGCGCCGTTCTGCAGTTGCAGGCAGAGATGCGCGACATGCTGGCGCGGAACAACCCGGATCAAGCCGCAGCGCTGTCGGCGAACAACGATGCCTGGAGTCGCATGCTGAGGGTACAGCGTGCCTCATCCTATACAGGTGCCGACGAAGGGGTATTCTCGCCGGCCCAGCTTCAGCGCGCGGTGCGGGCGATGACGCCAGAAAGCGTTTACGCGCAAGGCAAAGGCGTTATGCAGCCGCTTGCCGATACGGGCAAGAGCGTCCTCGGCAGCACGGTGCCGGATAGCGGCACACCATTCCGCAGCTTGGCGACAATCCTCGGGGGAGCCGCCCTTGGGCATGGCATGAGCCCGGAGATAGCGGCTGGAGCGGCCGCAGGTGGTATTGGTGCGGCGGGCATCTATTCGCCGCTCGGCCAGTGGTTGCTGACGCACGGACTCGTATCGCGGCCGCCAGGATCGCAATCAGTCGCCGCGATGCTTAGAGGCCTATCACCTTATGCCTCAGTAGGTGCGGCGTCTACGACCGCCCCTTGATCCCGACGAGAGAAAATGCAGCAAGCGTAAGAAGATCCAAAAAGGGATAAAAAACTGCCACGTTGCGTCTCCGTAGAACGCGAGGACATCCGGCAGAACAGCGAATCCCTTACCCGCCATTGCCCATAGCAAGAGCGGAATGGCGGCCAAAAACAAGATAATCTTTTCGCACCAGATCATTTCAGAGAAATGTCCATGCCGCGTCAAAATGCAAGGCAACAGATAGCGAACAATGGCTGATATTTCGGACTCCTCTTGGTCGGAAGTCGACGGCAGCAACACGGGGGCGCCCCCAACGGGCTGGCCCCCGAACATGCCGGCCAATCAGGTTGAGCCGACCTCCCGCGCCATGATGGGCGCAATCAAGCGGTTTTGGGATCGAAACAATGCCACGATAACCACGACCGGAGCCTCCGGAATCTATGTGTGGACGCCGACGAGCGTCGCCTTCCCGACTGTGCTGGTGCAGGGCGAGGGCTACGCATTTCGGGCACATCAAGCGTCAGTCGGAGCAGACGTCTTCAATCCTAACGGTCTTGGGCCGAAACCGCTTTATAAGCCCGGCGCTGTCGGCCCTGTGCCGATTGCGGCAAATGACTTCCAGACGGGAGGCATGTACGTCGCATTTTATGACGGCACGATTGGCGGAACCGGTGCTTTTCAGACCATATCCGGGGCTCTGCCGACCAACGTTCGCGGCCGGATATCGGGGATCGCGCCAGCCGCCGGGTTCGTTGGCGAATATAAGAGCAGCATCGTTCTGGTTGGAAGCGCAGCAGTCGCCAATTCCAATACAAATACCGACATAACTACCCTTTCTCTTACGGCCGGCGATTGGGATGTCTGGGGTGAGATATGGGTTTCGCCTACTAACGCGGCAACAAAGGTCGTTGGCTGGATCAATACCGCGTCGGTCACAAATCCTGCCACCCCCGGAGATGGCACGTCGCACGCGGGGCCATTCACTGACTTGGATTTTACTGGCAATACGCAATTCGCGCTCGCCCCCTGCCAGGCGTTGCTTAGCGCGACGACGACCTATTACCTCGGAGCAAACGCCATATTGACGGCGGGAACCGCCAATCTCTATGGCAAGCTGTGCGCGAGGCGGCGCGATTAGTGGAGCGTGATCCAATGAACCTAACCCGATTTCGCGATCTAAGCGCAACCCAAAAGATCGAGATTGTCGAGCGAGTGCAGGAAGGTCAGCCCCGCGGACTAATATGCGGCGATTTGAATTTGACAGAAGAGACAGTGCGACAGGTTCTGAGAGAAGCTAATGCTCTTCGCCGGCCATGACAACCCCACAATCCGCCACGCGATTATCAAGAAGCTCGATGTCGAGAGAGGTGTGGAAATCAATGACATACAGATCCATACGCACAAAGATTGCGTGCGCGTGGGGGTCCTGGCGATCCTCGACGGCATGGACTCGCTGATCGTCGACAGCCGGTTTGAATTACCGCTGCAATTCGAGCTGCGCCACCTTCATAACGAGCTCGACCAGATCGCCGAGCAGTACAAGGCGGCGCGACGCGACTTTTGGGCGAACGGGCGCACGATGGCCGGTTCGATCGAGCGGCGGCTTAACGGCACGGGATTGAGAGGGCTCTGGAGACACGATGGCTGAATTGAGTATCTGGAATGACTTGGTGCCCGCAGGGTTGATGGTCTGCTTGGCCCTTTGGGTCGCCTATGCGCTGGGCTGGAAACACGCGATGCGACGGGCCGGACTATGGCCAAAATGAGAATTACATTTCTGAGCCATGGTCTGCGGGGGGTTAGTCCAAGCGAGGCGATGGATCGCGTCCGAGAATGGATGGACGAAGACCAGCGGCAACGTCTAGCGCTGTTACGGCAGGAGCACCATGGCTGACATTTCCCCAATGCCGAATGGCATGTACGTCGCGATTATAAGCCCGTCGCAAGCGCGCGACATTCAGGAATATCCGTCTTACGAGGAGGTTGTTGCGTGGGCTGTTGAAGATGGCGAGATGCCACCGAGCCGCGCAGAATATGAAGCAGACAAAGAAGCCTCCGCAAAATTGCTTGGGAAACTGGGCACCTATCGCGGAGTAAGCATTATCAAAGATGGCTGACGAGACCGAAAGTCTGCAGCCAGTTGATACCGATCGCGATATCGTCCCTGCGCAATTTCAGAGCGGCGTCGAAGACGATGACGACCCCCAATTGTTCGAGACGCTCAAGCAGTGGTATCGCCAGGATCGCGACCATTCGCATGAATGGCGCCAGGAAGCGCGCGAGGCCTTTGATTTCGTCGCTGGCAACCAATGGTCGGACGAAGACAAGGCCACGCTCAAGGAGATGCTGCGCCCGCTCGTCACGTTCAATCGCGTGGCGCCGATGGTCAAGATCGTTTCCGGCCTTGAGGTCGCCAATCGTCAGGAAGTCAGATTTATCCCGCGCCAGATGGGTGCAGCAGCAGCCGACGAGGTGCTTACCGAAGCCGGCAAATGGATCCGCGACGAATGCGACGCCGAGGACGAGGAGAGCGACGCTTTTCTTGATTGTGTCATCACTGGTATGGGGTGCACCGAGACTAAGCTCGAATATGACCAGGATCCCGATGGTCAATTGGAAATTCTGCGCGTCGACCCGATGGAAATGTACTGGGACGCCTCGGCGAGCCGGAAAAACCTAGGGGATGCGCGTCACATCTTCCGAGTGCGCGATGTACCGCAGTCCGAAGCAGAGGAGATGTTCCCCGATGTCGAGATCGGGGATTTGCACGCGGACTGGGCCGAGGATGTCTCGGCCAACGCGCATGAGCCGCATAACGCGCAACAAGCGCCGTTTTATCGTCAGGACCAGTCCGGCAAGATCGACAAGCAGCGGGTGCTGATCCGGCTCGTCGAGGGGCAATGGTGGCAGCACGAGACAAGCTGGCGCACGCTCGATCCATTCACGGGCCAGGAAATCTCGCTCGATGGTGCCAGCTATGGGCTGCTGCAACGGCGCCTGACGGCGATGGGGCACGGCACTCTGCAAGCCGTGAAGCAGCGGACACGGCGCTATCGGCGTGCCTTTCTTGGCCGGCGCGTCCTCGAGAAATGGGATGGGCCAAAAAAAGGAGGATACACCTATAAGTTTATCACCGCCGACCGTGACCGCAACAAAGGCGTGTGGTACGGCATCGTCCGGTTGATGATCGACCCCCAGAAATGGGCCAACAAATGGATGTCGCAGACAATGCACATCCTGAATACCGGCGCCAAGGGCGGGATCATCGCGGAGAAGGACGCCTTTGCCGATCATCGGGCAGCACAGGAGGATTGGGCGCAGCCAGATTCGATCATCTTCGCCAACCCAGGCGCACTCTCACAGGGGAAGATCATCCCGCGGCCGCAAAACCCGATGCCGCAGGGTCTCTCCGATCTCTTGCAGCTCGCGATGTCCTCGATCCGCGATTGCACCGGCATCAATCTCGAATTGCTGGGGATGGTCGAGAAAGAGCAGCCGGGCATCCTCGAGCACATGCGCAAGCAGGCCGGCATGACCGTGCTCGCCGGCATCTTCAACGCGCTGCGCCGCTACCGCAAAGAGCAGGGACGGCTGATGGTTTGGTATATCGTCAGCTTTTTGAGCGATGGTCGTTTGGTGAAAATCGTAGGACAAGAAGGCGCGCAGTATGTGCCGCTGATCCGCCAGCCCGACTTTCTGGAATACGATGTGGTGGTCGACGATACGCCGACTTCGCCGAACATGAAGGAGCGGGTATGGGCGACCCTTGTGCAGATGATGCCGCTGTTGCGAGATATGCCGGTGCCTCCGCAGATGTACCTGGAGTTGCTGAAGTATTCGCCGCTCCCCGAAACCGTTGTCACCAAGCTCGAGCAGATCGCGCAGCGGGCCGGACAACAGCAGCAACCCGATCCGCGGGCCCAGGCCGAGCAGGCGAGGGCCAAGTCCATGGAGGTGCGAGCACAAGCCGACGTCGCTCGCTCTCAGGCCGATATCCAGATCGCCCAGATCGACCAGCAAACCGCCCAGGCGAAAGCGCATTCCGAAAATGTGCGTTCGCAGGCCGACGCGCAGAAGGTCATGCTCGACATCGAGGTCGAGCGCGCCAAGATCGAGAATCTGCGCGCCGCGGCGGTCGCCAGCCTCGCGAAAGCCGGCATTTCCCAGCAAGGGCAGAATACTAACGATATGCTTGCGATGCTCGAAACGCTCGATAAGATAATGGGCTGGCAGCAGGCGCAGCGGCAGCAGGCGCACGCCGAGACGATGGGGATGGCGGAGCATCAGCTCGCGGCGCAGGGGCAAGCGCAGGATCACTCCTTGGCGGCGCAGGGCCAGGCGCAGGCCGCCACGCAGGCGCAGCAACAGCACTCGCTCGCGACGCGGCAGCAACGGTTTACCGAGCAACAGCCACGGCAACCGAGGGCAGCAGCATGAGATGGCTTCGGCTTTGGTGGTGGCGACTCTTCAGCCCCTCAATGTCCGATGCTCGCATCGCTGAACTGCGACAAGCGATCATGAGTGCCGATCCTGGCGGAATTATATATCTGACGGAAGCGGAATTGCGCGATTATCACCGATGGCGGGAGCTACAGCCATGAGCGGGGCGCAGACAGCGTGGAACACGAAGGAATGGTACGAACACGACGAATTGGTAGTTAACCGGCAGCCACAGACTACGCGGACCGTATCGCCCGAAAAGGCGGCCCTATGGAGTGCTGCGGCAGCGGAAGTCGAGAAGAGAAAAAAGATCGAAGCTCTCATCGCGCGCTTAAAGTCGCCACATGCGGACAAAATCTATGTTGGCAAAGAATTTACAAAAGCCGATCTAATCCGTGAATTGGAACTTTTGCTCAAATGATCGACTTTCTGAGCTGGATTTGCGATCTCCTCTTCGGTGCCGTCGCGTGGTTCTTCCCGGGCGCCGATAGCGGGTGGTTCGGGGGATGATTTACGGTGTAACCATAACCTTCGACGGAACGCAGTGGCAGGCGTCGACAAAAGATGGACAGTATCGTGTCCGGGGCAGCAGTATTGAGGACGTACTGATCGAATTGCAAGCTACATTGGAAGCTCTCTTGCCTAATGCAGACGGCTCCCCCGCAGTGATTGCCCTCGGATGATCGTGGATGTGAAGAAGGATTTTGGCTGCGTCGGCGACGGCGTTGCGCTTGATGGGGCAAATTTCCAGCGTGCCATCAGTGCGGTGATGGTGAGTCCATATGGCGGTGGCCGCGTGTTCGTTCCGGCCGGTCGCTATAACCTGGCGGGCGGCATTATAGTTCCGAGCAACGTCTGGCTCGAAGGCGAACAGCGTAATTGCTCGATCCTACAGTCGCTCGACCACGACGGCGTTGTCGTGACCGTCGGGGGCGGTAGCCCCAAGCTGACAGACCTCACGATCCTCGGCAGGGGGGCCGATGGCATGGCGCTGGCCACCCGGCATGCGCTGGTCGTGAACTCGGTCGAGGGGATCTTCCGCGATATCCTGATCGCTGGCGGCGCGTCCGCCATCTACGCCGCCGGCGTCGATAACACCTTCGAGAACATCAAGGCCACGCAGGGCACCGGTCGCGCGCTAGTGACCAGCGTCGGCGCCGACTGGTACGTCAGATGCAAGTTCGACGCGGCACCGGGTTGGCAGCAGCAGGTCGCCGGCATCTCGTTCCTTGACGGCGCCGGCGAGAACCACCTGACGCAGATCGACTTGTCGGGAAGCTTCGTCAACAGCATCGAGTTCGACGCGGGACCGCGCGCCGACACTCCTCCTATCGTGGTAATTGGCGACAGCATCATGTCGGCCGGCGTCACGCTCATCCGTGGCGAGTGGTTCTGCATGCACCACTGCGAGCTCGGCGGCGGCGACGTCGCCGTCAACCCGTCCTACGCTGGAGGCGTCACGATCGACGGGAACCGCGCCTTATCACCGGTCCGGATACTGATCGGGTCGAGCCTCTGTCGCGGCGTCATCGCCAATAATGATCTGCCGGGATCACTAATCCGCCAGCAAGCGCTGAACACCAGCCTGGTCATGGGCGGCCAGAACCTTATTTGATAGTGAGATGAACAGAGTAGCTGTGATTCTTGGGCGCCGCATGAAAGAAGACTTCGGTGTTTTCCTCTCCTTGCTTATATTGCTTGGGTTAGCGTACTTTGCTGCGGTATTCCTCAGTTATAGCTGGGGATCGGCGTACGGACAGAGCGTCCCGGTTTGGCTACCGAACCTACAGTTCAAGATAGGCTCGATCGGCGAGTTCCTGGTGCAGAGCCGCTGTCCGGACGGCTCGCCGCCGAACAACTGCGACCAGCCGTATCAGATGACCGACGCGATGTCACTCACCTGGCACAAGCGCGATTGGCCCGGCCCCTACGACGGCCTGTTTAGCGACAGCGTGTGGACGGCCTCGGGAGGAGTGCTGTCGACCTTCAGCGTCGAGCCGGATCACCCATGGGTGCCGCCAAACGACGGCGGGGACATCTACGGCATCGACACCAGCGTCGACCCCGTGAGGGTGCTCGTGCTGAAGACGCAGACGGGGGACATTCCTCACCCCTACTACTTCATCGGTGCGAATTGCGGGGGAACCGGATGGGTGCTGTTCGACGCGGCGCTTCCGGTGCTCCCGGCTTATTACTATGGCGGAAATGCCAAGTGGCGGTCCGTCACGGCGCAGATCGGCCAGGCCGATTCGCCGAGCGGGTGCGCACCGCTCTCGCCAGCGTTTACGCAGTATCACATGGAGCTTGTCGACGTCCCGTTCATCATATTCGGCACGCACACCACGCTGCGGATTCCGACGATCATCAGCGAGCATTACGACGGTCCCTCGCCGAGCCAATCCGTGAACCTTGAGCGCTTTTGGTTCGCGCTGGGCTGGGGAAAGATCCGCTGGGATTTCTATTCGGCAGACCGGCCGTCGCGAGGCGACATTTCGGGTGCTTGCCCTCGCATGCCACCGTGGGATTATGTGCCCCCGTTCCCGGGCGCGCAGCTCACCGATTGCCGCGTCTGGACCAACATTACAGCTGCGGACGGCAGTTTTAAGCTCAACCAATATGGCTGGGGATGGCCATGAGAAGGCGCGGCATGGGATTTCATGGAGCTGGCCGCGGCGGCACGGCGCTCGGCGGCGCTCATGGAACGCCGGGGCGCGCCGCCCTGCGCTTGTGGGGGACGCCGACGGCAGGCTCGCCAGGCTTCACAGCCGCAGCCCCGGCGCCGAAAATCCCTGCGAGCATCGGCCCGCCGACGCCTCCGGGTTCGCATCAGCCCACACTTCCTGGCATCGCGAGACGGCGATGACGAAAGCCTCACCGACGAGAATTGCCAAGCAAGCTAGGCGCTTATGCCTGCTTTGTTCGCAATGGATCGAAGAGGATGATCCTCATTCTCAGCCTTGCACGGCATTGGGGGCTATGTTGGACGAGGCTATCGCGCGAATAGAAGCCGGCGCGCAGGGCATCATTGTCATCACCTAAGTTCGCTCGCATGGCCCTTTGGTATCACTGGACCACACCAGAAAATGCGGAGGCTATCGCGCGGGAAGGCTTCCGCGCCGGAACCTGTTTCGCGACATCGCCGACAGCCGCAAACCATCCGCTGTCTCGCAAAGATGGGGGCGGGGTATTGCTGACAATCGACTATCCCTATGAGCCGACGAAATATCAGTGGCATTGGGGAATGACGCCTCATATTCCGCCTGAATATATCGTTCGCACCGACCAAAGCGCTAGGAAGGGCTCGGCCGAGTCCAGCTAGCGCGGCAGGAACGTAATTTCCTATCGTGTCGATGTTGAAGAGCGCTGGGGCAGCCTTTTAGGAGGTCTCAGACTTGGTTGTCCATCGGCGGACTCTTTAGGGAGTTTCTGCCGGTCCTCGGGCATGACCTAATTAAACTGCCCCGAAATCCGCCCTCCGCTAGCGCATAGCGGCCACAGCGCCCGGCTGATTCCGGGCTTCATCCACGGGAATGCAATGCTCTCGACGCAACTTAGCGCCGACGATCAGGCTTTGCTTGATCAGATGCGCGACGACGACGCTGGCTCGCCCGGCGTCGACCAGCCCGAAACTGAGTCAGAAACGACTCAGCCGCGAGTCGAGTCCGAGTCGGAAACGACTCAGGCGCCGCCGGCGAAACCGCCGCGGCAAACGATGGTCCCTCACCAGGCCTTGCACGAGGAGCGTGAGGTCCGCAAAGCGAGCGAACGGAAGATCGCCGAGCTCAGCGAGCGCTACGCTCGCCTCGAGGAACGCACCAACCTGCTCCTACAGCGAGCCGCTCAGCCCGAGCCCGCGGCCGAGGCGCCGATTCCAGAGCTCGCAACCGATCCGGTCGGGCATTTCGCCGGGCGCCTGAATCAGACCGATCAGCGGCTCCAGGCCGCGACGCAACAAACCGGGCAGCAACAGCAACAGATCACGCAGATCCTGCAACAGCAGGCCATCCATCAAGCGGTTACACAACGCGCGCAAAGTCTGGAACGGGAATTCGAAACCGAGCATCCCGACTATGGCGATGCGGTCAAGTTCGTGTCGAATAAGCGGTTTGAACAAATGGCGGCGATCGGCGTTCCGGCTGAGCAGCGCGCCCAGCAACTTCAGCAAGAGGGGTTTGCTCTAGCGGTTCACGCGATGCAGAACGGCCGCAATCCCGCCGACCTAATCTATTCGCTCGCCCAAACTTATGGCTATGCGCCCGTTGACAATTCGCGCGGCAATTCTGGAACTGTTGACTCGGCATCGCAGCAACACCCCGGACCCCAGCCGCCGGCTCCGGCGCAGCGCCTGCAGAACATTGCGGCTGGCCAGCAGCAAGGGCGTTCGCTGAGCCAGGCTCGCGGCACCGGACCCGTACCGATGACGGCCCAGCGGCTCCTGGAGATGACGACAAAAGAGTTCGACGCGTTTCAGACGGAGCACGCGGGCGAGTTTCGCGACATAATGGGGAGATGATGTTTCGTTGCGTAAGGCCGGAGAATTGTGTTGCCCGGACAGTATCCACCGGCAAGACAATATGTCTCCGCCACGGATGCCAGTCGATCCAGGGTCGTATTCGAACCCTCGATGGCGCGGACGGAGAACCCGAAGCCGCGCAGAGGCGCGATTGAGCCCGCAAGGGAAAGACGCGCCTCACTTTTGACGCTTCGGCGTCTTCGGCCCAACCCGGCCGCAACGGGTCTTCGCCAGTCCTGCCTGCGTAAAGGCGGGTTTCGTGTCTCGGCGCACCGAGGCATCGGATCCACTTTTTCATAGGCAACGGAAATGGCTGCCACCTCATATGGCACAAACGATCCGCTGGCGGTCAAATTATGGTCGCGGCGGCTTATCGTCGAAGTTCTGAAAAATACCTGGTGCTCCCGATTCATGGGGGAGTCCTCGGGCTCGGTCATCCAAATCAAGGATGAGACGTCCAAAGGCCCCGGCGACAAGATCACCTACGGGCTGCGCATGCAGCTCACGGGCGCAGGCGTCATCGGCGACGGGACGTTGGAGGGTCAGGAAGAGGCTCTCACCACATACAACGACTCGCTCTTCATCAACCAGCTTCGGCATTCGGTCCGGTCCGCCGGCCGCATGACGCAGCAGCGGGTGCCGTTCAACATCCGTGACGAGGCTCTCAGTGGCTTGAGGGACTGGTGGTCCGACAGGCTTGAAGTCAGGCCCCTCGCGGCGTAAGTCGCGAGTGACAACGAGGTGAATTGCTGGAAACCCCTAACGTAAAGTCGAGGGCAATCAGCAGCCAAGCCTTGAATTGATATGGGATTTCTGGTAATTTGATCGAATGAGAAACGATCAGTTACCAGATGGTATGAGATACGTTTTCGCTGACGGTTCGCCAGCGAGACGATGCAAAAAATGCGGAGATTGGAAGCCGCTTTCTGAGTTCCAGATGTACGATGTGTCCCGCGGGTGGCGTCGCCACGCATGCAGAACATGCAACACGGCTCGCATCGAGGAATGGCATCGGGAACACGCAGAAGAACGGAAAGCTAAAAATAGGGCTAAGTATGCGGCCGATCCGATCGCATACTGGTCGCCTCAACGCCGGAAAAGAGCCAATGAATTGGCCAAAAAACGAGCCACGGTGCTTCGCGAGCTAGTCTTGGTCGCTTATGGGCGCCAATGCATTTGCTGCGGAGAGGCCGAGCCGAGGTTTCTGACGATCGATCACATCGAAAACGATGGGGTCATTCAGCGGAAATCACATGGCGTTGGCGCTCATTTCTGGCGCTGGCTTATCAAGCGCGGCTTCCCCGATGGTTTCCAAGTCCTTTGCATGAACTGCAATTTTGGCAAGGCCATGAACGGTGGCATTTGCCCCCATGTCGCCAAGGAAGGTTCAACGACTATCCCGTAAGGGAGTACGGCCAAGCGGCCGGAAGTGCCTCGGACCCTACCAGCCTAGCTGGAGGGCCGTGATATAGTCTGCTCTCACGGGAAACCGTGAGCAGTCCGAACGGGCGGTCGGAAAGTAGCGATCTCCGGCGAACATCAAGGCGATTTCAGTTTTCTGAATCAAGTCTGCGGGAACACCGCCCAGGTCGATACGCGGTTCACCGGGCTACAGGCGACGCTGATCCCGTCCGACACGAGCCATCAGGTTTTTGTCGGGAGCACGGGCAATGCCGGCACTGACCAGTCCATCTCGACAACCGAGACGTTTACCTTGACGGTAATCGACAAGGCGGTCGAGCGGGCGCGATCAATCTCGCCGGCTATTCGGCCTGTGATGATCGGCGGGCGGGCGTTCTACGTGGCGTTCCTGCATCCCTATCAGATCACCGATCTGCGCACCAACACCAATACCGGCCAGTTCATCGACATTCAGAAAGCGGCGATGACCGGCGGCGAAGTCGAAGACAATCCGATCTTCGACGGCAGTTTGGGTATGTACAACGGCGTGATCTTGCACGGCGATTATCGGGTCAGTCTCGGTGTCAATTCATCAACGACAACCCTCGCAGTGGCAAGCACCCGGCGAGCGGTGTTCGCTGGTGCCCAGGCTGCGGTCTGCGCTTTCGGGCGCGACAACGGGCCGGAGCGGTTTACGTGGGTCGAGGAACTCTTCGACTACGAGAACCAGCTCGGTGTCGCGGCGGGTCTGATCTTTGGTCTCAAAAAGGCAGTGTTCAATAGTGCTGACTTCGCGGTCATCACGATGGACACCTACGCCGCAGCCCACTGAGGAGGTATTGCAATGGCTGTTCAGACTTACACCTGCACGATTGCCAAGAACCAGGTGCCGAAAGCCTACCAGGTGGGCGATCAGTCGGTGTCCGGCTACATCATGGAGTCGGGCGGCACCAATGCCGGCATTTCCACAGTGGGCGATATCCTGATCCTGTGCAAGATTCCGCACGGGGCGAGGATCGTCGACTTCTGGGAATATCACAGCACGGGCGCCACGGCGCAGGGCCTGCAATTCGGGCTCAGCAAGGGCGTGGCGGCGAGCGGTGGTGCTGGGCTTTCATGCCTCCTGGCCTCAAGTGCGCAAGCGACCATGAACCGGTTCAACGTCACGAACTGGAAAGCGGTTGCGGGCGCCATCGGGCCGCCGGTCGTGTCAATCTCGGATGCTGATACGACCAGATTTGCGCTGTTGCAGGCGCAGATCGTCAGCGGCACGACGACGACTTCGCTCAAGGTGTGGTTCAACATCATCTATCGGATGGATGGGCCATACGAGACGCCGTCAGGCGCCGGCACGTAATCGACAGCGGCGTCGGCTCATCAGGATCTGAGACGCTCTCCTATGGGCCGGCGCCGCAACGTCGTGATGAGGTAGGTAGATGAGCATAAATCGCGATGGCTCCATAACGATAGACCACCCAATTCCAGACCCAGCTGATCTCGCTGAGTGGTACAAACGACAAATCGCCAGCGCAGAAGCGGATCTTAGAAATATTATGCATATCTGCCACCCTGACGGAGATGACAGGATAGACGCAATCGCGAGACTGCGGGCGGCATGGCTTTTTGCGTCTAAAATACTGGATGAGTTCGGCGGCATCACCGGGGAGTCTTAATATGCGTGCTCATGAACCCATGGGTCATAATTTATTTTAGTTATACCAGGAAGGCGCTTTTCTGAGAGAACTGCAAAAATTCCCAAGATACTATTCGTTGATTGATACCACTGGAGCCACACCGTTATCAGTTTTCCTTTCTCATCAAAGCCCACTCGCGTTGGCGTAAGCGCAAACACCCAGTGCCATTTTCGTGATTTATCTTTCTCTACAAAGATCATTCTAGCCTCTCTACCCAATCCTATAGGAACGCCTTGATACACCCCATTCGCGCAACTCACAAGGAGATGACTCAATGTCCGCATCCCGCCGCCGCCCAGCGAGCGACGAACCCAAAGAGATTGCCTCAGCCGAAGAGCCGATACCTGAGCCGGTGATCGTGCCACACCCGACGCATGGCTTTGTCGGCGGCAAGGGACCACTGCGCCCCTGGCAGCCCGTGCGTCTCGGCCCTGTCGTGGTGGAGGCGCCAAAGGAGGAAGGCGCGGGCGGCGTGGCCAATCTTTCGGAATCCGCCCAGACGGAAATCCGCCAGGCGCATGAGGCCGAGCGAAAGGACTCTGAATAATGACCATATATAACGGCATCAAGATCACGATGGAGTGTTTCGGGACCGGAACCAACCCGTGGACCGCAACGATCGATTTAGGGCCTAACGCTCGCGCAGGGGGCGGGATTCAAGGCCCCCAGACGGTCCTGACGGCAACGACATTATCGGCTCTCTGCACGGCAATTCAAGTCGTTACCGTGGCATCTGGCGTTACATAAGGATCCCGAATGATGTGGAAATGGATTCGCCGGCTCGCTGTCTTATACATCATCTGGGAGGTTTTCTTATCCCCCGGCACTGGACTGATTCAGACGCATGCGCAGAGCGCTTGCACTATCGCGGGCAACCCTGGGGGGCAGCTTGGCACGCAGGGCACGTCGCTTGGCACAATGACCAATGAGCAGGTGGAGATTGAGGGCGGATGCATCGACAGCACGCCCATCGGTCAGAATACGCCCGCTGCAGGCTCGTTTACGACCGAGACCACCACCGGCAATCAGACTGCGACCGGCGCGCTCAACACATTCGGCACCTCGACCAGCGCACCCGCGCACATCGGCAGTGCCCAAACTACCGCACCCGTGCCCACATCCTGCGGCACAGGCTCGCCATCGGTCGCCGGCAGTGATACCGCTGGCATCATCACGATGGGGACCAGCGCCACGGGCTGCATCGTCACGTTTAACAGGGCCTACACTGGCACGCCGATCTGCTCGGTTGATTGGCAAACCAATCTTGCATCGATGGTGTTTACCGTTTCGCCGTCAGCGATCACACTGACGCAGACCTCCGCCAGCGGCAATCTGGTGGATTATTTCTGTGTCGCGCCGGCCGGAGGCTGATTAGTGGCGCGTCACAACGACCCGATCAACGAAGCGCAAGCGCTCATCGTCAAGGGCGATCCTGACAGCGCCGTTAGGATTCTGGCCGACTTTCTCAACACAGAGTTCTTTCACCCTAATGCCCTATTCCTGATTGGCTCATGCCTTCTGGGCAAGGGCCTTAACGGGTTTGCCGCAGCTCTGCTTTCCGCTGCGGTCGACGCGCGGGCGGCGAAAGATGAGACCTTCCCCGAGGCGATGATGAACCTCGGCTCGTGCTACAAATCCGAGCATCGGAACGAGGTTGCACGCCAGATCTATCTCGATGCCTTGAAGGTCGAAACCTTGCCGCGGGAACGGTCCAAAATCCTCGCGAACGTCAGCGGTCTCTACGTGAACGAGGGGCAGGCGCCGACTGCGATCGACTGGTGCGATCAGGCGCTGAGGGAGGATCCCTATAACGCCGGGGCCAAGGCAAACCGCGGCATGGCATGCCTCGAGCTCGGCCGCTGGCGCGAGGGCTGGGAGGGTTTCTACGCGACCTATGCGAGCGGCGACCGCTCGCGGCGCGTCTACGTGCCAAACGGGCATGCGAAGCCGCTTCCCGAATGGGAGGGCGAGGCTGGTCAGACGGTAATCGTGTTTGGTGACCAGGGTGTCGGCGACGAGATCTATTTCGCCAACAGCCTCCCCGACATGATCGCGCGCTGCAAGAAGGTGATCCTCGATTGCCATCCCCGGCTCGAAAAAACCTTCGCGAAGTCGTTTCCGGAGGTCGAGGTCCATGGGACGCGGAAGGATCTCTCCGAGCTCGAATGGGTGCCCGAATGTGGCGCGGAATTCGCGATCGGGCTCTCCGATCTGCATCGGTTTTTCCGCAACTCGGATAAGGAATGGTGCGGCGCACCATATATCTCGGCTGGGGGCATTGTAATTAACGCCACATCGCGGCCGCCAAATTGGCCGCCACAGCGCATCGGCATCTCATGGACCGGCGGGGTGAAGCGGACGCGACAGGAGCTGCGCAGCGTCAGGCTCGCCGCGTTTCAACCGATAATCGAGTCGCTTCCCGGTGCACAATGGTTTTCGTTGCAGTACACCGATAACGCGGCCCGCGAGGTCTGCGAGTTCGAGGAAGCGACCGGGCTGCGCGTCGCGCATTTCCCGGGCAAGGTCGAGTGCTTCGATTACGACGAGACTGTCAATTTCATCGCTTCGATGGATCTCGTCATCACCGTCTGCACGACGGTTCACCATGTCGCCGGCGCGCTCGGCGTGCCGTGCTGGACGCTGGTGCCCAAGCAGGCCTCGTGGCGCTACAGCGGCATCGGCGAGCGACTTCCTTGGTATGATAGCGTTCGCTGCTTCCGGCAGACCGAGGACGGCGACTGGTGTGGACCGGTCGGCCGGATTGTTGAGGAGCTGAAGAAATAGATGGCACACCCGCAACTTCTCGCGATCACGAACACGGCCGTTCTGATTTCCAAGGTGCCGTGCCGCGTCAAGGCGATTTACGCTTTCAATGCGGCGAACGCCTCCGGGTTTTTGCAGTTATTCAACACGAACGCCGCCGCGAATGTGACGCTCGGCACCACCGGGCCGGACGGCAGCTATGGAACGGCGACGCTAACCCCGATTTATCCGGATCTCGGCGAGGGGCTCGATTTCCCCGGAGGGTTAGTCGCGGCCTGTACCACGACCTACAACGGCGCGGCTGCTCTATCGGCGAGCATGATCGTCAACTTTGTGATCGGTCCCTAAAATGGCACGCGTCGGAATACAAGGCGGCCTTCTCGCTACGCCAGTGCAGGTCGCTCTGCAGAAGGCCAGATTAACCCATATGTGGGTTTTCAACCCCAGCAATGCCGTCGCCTATGTGCAGATTTTCAATGCCCTGGCGGCCAAAGTGGTCGCGGGCACGACTGCGCCCGACATGAGTATCGGCCTCAATACCCTGATTTCGACGTCGGTGCCACTAGGTACGGAAGGCCCCTATTTCGGCGGGGGCATCACGGCGATAGCGACTACCACTTACAACGGCAGCACGCCGCCAAACGTCGGCCTTCAGGTGCAGTTCGGGGTGGAATGATGCTGATCAGCGAAGCGTACCGCGCGCAGCTTGCCGAAAAGCATCGCAAGTCCGCGACATTCGGCAATTCGGGTGCCGATTGGGCCGCCTTCGCCCACGATATGTGCCTCGCGAACGGTCTGCGTAGCGTTCTCGACTACGGGTGCGGGCAAGGGACGCTGCTCCTCGCGCTCCCCGAAAAGCGCCATTACACGGTTGCGGAATATGATCCTGCCATTCCCGGCAAGGATGGGCCGCCCGAGCCGGCCGACCTCGTAGTTTGCGGCGACGTGCTCGAGCATATCGAACCGGAATGCCTTGAGGAAGTGCTCGACGATCTGCGGCGGCTCTCGCTGAGAATGGCGCTGCTCGTCGTCGCCACAAAGCCGGCCCTGAAGCATCTGCCGGACGGGCGCAACACCCATCTGATCGTCGAGCCTGTGTGGTGGTGGCTGCCAAAGATCGCCTGTCGGTGGGTGATCAAGCACTTTCAGGGCAGCATGGGCGGATTTGTCGTGACGTGCAAAATATGATTCGTATGGTCATTTTCATCCAGCGTTCCAAAAATCGTCGGCCTTTTTCCATATCGTCACACAACAGATCCACCAGCCATCATCTTCATGTCGAATACGGAATTCCGGCTGTCCGCGTCCCGATGGCCGCTGTTTGAACGCATCCAAAATCCTTTGCCATGCCACTTCGTCTGAGAATGGACCGAACCATCCCTCTCGTGGGCGCGCCATTTGCTCATTTCTCCTCAATTTTCGGCCATCCTATAGTATGACGACCCGCGCCGTCATCGCGATTTTCATGCTGCTCGCGCTTCAGGGATGCGGGTTTGTCGGCATGACGGCGGCCGGGGCAATCGGCACCGTATTGGGTAATTTGGCTTCAGACAAAATCGAAGGTAAAGCGTGCCCATGAGAAAGACGTTCCGCGGTCTCTGCATTGGCGGTCCGCATGATGGGAAGATGATCGAGGAATCTGTGCCCTTTCATCGAGCGATCGCGCGAATACCTATTCCGATATCATCTTTTCTTAACAACGATCCTGGCAGTGTCGTCGACGCGCCCTATGTCGATTACGTATTCGAGCGTTTGCGTTCTGCTCCAACAAAAGATGACCCGGGCGGTGAATTCGGGCTCTGGCGGCGCACTGATCAGAATATGACGGATATGATGGCCCAGCTAATTACGGGCTACCATCCCGCCATTGTAGATCGATCATGAGCGAAGCGCTTTCTGTCTTCATCGGCTATGACCAGCGCCAGGATGCGGCCTATCGGGTATGCCGGAATTCGATCCTGCGGCGCTGCTCGCGCGATGTGCATATCGTCAAGCTGGCGCAAGAGCCATTGCGCGCCGCCGGGCTCTATTCCCGAGAATGGCGCGATGTCAATGGGCAGTGGATCGACTGCACTGACGGCAAGCCGTTTTCTACCGAATTCACTTTTACGCGGTTTCTTGTCCCGCTCCTGGCACTTCGGCAAGGCTGGGCACTCTTTTGCGACTGCGACTTTCTTTTTACCGCAGATCTCGCCTGCCTATTCGATCTCGCTGATGACCGATATGCCGTTATGGTGGTCAAGCACGAACATAAGCCGCGCGAAAAAACCAAGATGACCGGCGCAGCGCAGACGTCATATCGCCGGAAAAATTGGTCGTCGCTGGTGCTGTGGAATTGCGAGCATGCGGGCAACAGAGCGGTGACGACATGGGGAGTCAACCATCTGGCCGGGCATTTCCTGCACGCGTTTAGTTGGCTCGGCGAGGCCGAGATCGGTGCCCTTCCGGCGACATGGAACCATCTGAGCGGCGTCGGTCCGGCGTGGAAAGACGAAGATCCGCCATGCGGCATCCATTACACCTTGGGTACGGCCGATATGCCCGGCCACGAGGCGGCGCCGTTCGCCGATCTCTGGCTCGCCGAACGCGATAGTCGCCGCGGCCTCAACGGGCCGACCATGATGGAGCGCGCGCGGGCGCTCGATGCCAAGAAGGCAATAGCCGCGCATCCCTGAGACAGAAAGGACATTCTCATGGCTCTTCCAGCATCCCGCAGAGCAAACCGCGGCACCCGCGGCGGCTTGGCGGCCGGTTACGAGGGGGGTGCCGGCGGCACGCCTGGCGGCTCCGAGCACGATTACAGCGACGATCGGATCCGGGCTCGCGGGCGCGCCCCTGGCACCGCCAATCATCAAACGATGGGCTCGCCGGCGAGTGTCGGCGCATCAAAAGGCCGCGGCCCCATCGCGGGTGCCGGCGAACAGCAATATGGTACGCACGGTGATCCGGGCCGGGCGGCGCGGGGCTATGCCGGCATGCCATCGGGCGCCTATCCCTCGCGCAAGACGCCCACTGCGGACGTCGGCAAGATCAGCGTCTACGAGTCCGGCAACCCGCCGCCACGTGGATACAGCCAGGGCGGCGGCGGAATGCGTAGCGGCGCTTCCAGCGGGCGCATCGGGCGGACGAAGGCGAGCTCGACTTACTAAGATGCGGCGCCGGGAGGCCTACGCGGAAGTGGCGGCGCGCGAAGCGCCGCCGACCGCGCCGATCAGGGTCATCTGGAGCGAGCCGCCGCTTGCCAAGCCTGGGCACTGCCCACGCTGCGGCCAGCATTTCGGGCGCAAGCTCCGGGAGCACGCGCTGACGTGCCCACAGCCGCCGGGGCACATCTTCAGACCCCAGAGGTAAGATAGCGTCGACCGCCGCGATCCACCGCCGCGCGACCCGCGTTACTCTGACCATTCAAGGCGCACCTTGTAACCTCCCCAGCGCTCGAGCTCTTTTAGGTCAAGCTCCAATCCAGGTCGCGGTATCGGGTTGAAGTTTTGGAACATTGCCGTCCATAGCTTTACCCCATCGCTCGCTCGGTAAATCGTTATAGTGGCCGGCTTTGCCGAGTTGGGATTTCCAAAAAACGGAATGAAATTCACTCTGGTTCCCTCCAGTGAGCTACCCGTAATCGGGCGACCAGCGTCATCTTGGTCTTTTTAACTGAGAAAATAACCGATGTCGAGATCCGAAACTTATCTCAGCATGCAATTGACGATCGCCGACGAGCTCGGCGCGAGGACAGACTTGCTCAGTCCGCTGCCAGGCAGCAACCTGACAACGTCGCCGATCCAGAATGCAATCCAATCGGCGATCGCCAAATGGGAACGCGACTCGTTTTATTTCAATGAAATATACGATACGAATTGGTTTACGACCGTAGCCGGGCAAGAATTCTACAATATGACGAATACCCCGGTCGGGGACGCGACTGAGATTGCGTCAATGCCCAAGATTCTGAAAGTCCATGCACTGGTAAATTCCCAGCGCTATTACCTCAATCCGAGGACATGGCAGTACCTTGAGGAGATCTCGGTAAATCCGAATGTGACGACGACAATCCCGATCGATTTTGCCTATTTCGCCTCGCAGATTCGGCTTTATCCTATCCCGGTCGGCGCTATCCCGATGACGGTCTCTGGCAATCAACGACTGGTGTCGCTGGTAAACCCCACTGATGCGAATGTGTGGACGCAGGACGCCTTTGACCTGATCTGTTGCGAGTCTATGTTGTATCTGGCGCAAAGGGTGCTTCACGATGATGCCTTGGCCAGTCGCATGAAGACCTTGATTTACGGCGATCCAAAAGCGCCATTCGTCAACCAGATGGCGTCCGGCTACTACAATGTTCTGAAATTCGAGACGGCCGATCGCACTGCCGGGCCCAGGATACGTCCGAGCTATTTTTAGCTAATGAGTAAGATCGCATTCATTGGCGAGCATGTTTCGGTCGCGGCTCTTTTTGCTCAGATTTTGGAGAGAGAGAAGATGGAGGCGGTCGTTGCGGTCGTCCGGGTCGACGGCTGCTGGTATTCGACATGGAGCAGCGGCATCGATAACGGCGGTCTTTCAATGGCGGCAATAAAACTGATGTCGGACGTGCAGGGCCGAATGCACGATGAGCCGCTGACCTGGAGCCCGACGCAAGGGGACGCCGCCTGATGCCGACGCCGCCGCCGATCACTCTCCCGATCGCGCCCTACGCGCCTGACCAGCCGGGGGCGCCGGCAGCCCAGGCTGCAAAAAATGTGCGCGGCGTATTTCCGCGGACCTCGACGAGCTATGGTGCTATGCCCCAGCCGACGCCGGTCTCTTCCGCGCTCGTCAATCAGTGCCAAGGCATGGGCACATTTCTGGGTTCGGCGGGGGTGGCGCATGTATTCGCCGGCGATCTGAGTCGCCTGTATCATATAGGGGGCGCCGGCACGACCCTCTCGTTCACCGATGCGTCAGCGGCCGGCGGATATAACGTCAGCCAGAATGATTTCTGGGAATTCGTTCATTTCAACGGCCAAGTGTTGGCTATTGAATATAACGATCCGATTCAGGCGTTCACATTAGGTGCCGGCACCCATTTCAACAATCTCGCGGCAGCCGCACCGAAAGCAAAGCATATTGCCGTCATCAAAAATTCGTTCGTGATGGTCGGCAACACGCAAGATCCGACGAATGGCGCGAAGGAGCAGCGCGTTTGGTGGTGCGCGGCAGGTGATGCCTCGAATTGGCCAGTGCCTGGCAGCCAAGTGGCCGCTCAATTCCAGTCTGGTGCCATCGATCTGCTTGGCGATGCCGGGCCCGTGAATGCCCTACGATCAGATCTGACCTCGGCGGATGGTCTTGTTTTCCAGCAAGACTCGTTAAGGCGCATCGTCTATGTGGGGCCGCCCGCGATCTTCGATTTTCTGCCGGCGCAGAATGGGCGAGGCACCTATTCGCCCTATTCGCCTGTGGTGGTCGGGGGCAACTGTTATTTCCCGGCCTTTGATGGATTTTATTCGTGCGACGGAGCCAGCGTTTCGCCGATTGGCTCGGATAAAATAAATCGCACCTTCCTCGATGATTTGGCCAGCAATTATGCGACTGTGCAGGGCGCGAAGGATCCGATCCGGCAAGTCATATGGTGGTCCTATGCTGGGCAGGGCAGCATAAATGGCGTCCACAATAGGATCATCGGCTATTCGTGGCTTTTCGATCGCTGGTGCATTCTCGATGTCGTCGCAGAAGCTATCGGCAACGCCTTTGCTTTTGGCTACACGTTAGATCAGCTTTACACGGTGCTCGGCTATACGCTCGACAATTTGCCCGCACCTTTGGATTCCCCGCTATGGCAGGGCGGGACGCAGGTGCTCGGGGTTTTCGATAGTTTGCATCAGCTGAATTTCTTTACCGGATCGGCGATGGCGGCGACCGTGGAGACCCAGGAGATGGAGCTTATCCCCGGGCAACGCTCGCTAATTACGGGTGTGCGACCGTTGGTCGACGGCACAAACGTCCAAACGCCAACGGTGGCGATTCAGCATCGCGAGCTCGGCGAGACGGTGCCGGCCGTGACGCCATATTCCGCGATCAACTCTCTGGGCAAAGCTCCGGTGCGGACGTCAGGCCGCTATGTGCGGGCCTCGATCTCGATCCCGGCCGGCGGCGATTGGACGAACATTTCCGGCGCGGCGGTCGACGCGGTGCCACAGGGACAAAGATAGATGCCTCCCACTAATGTCGGCGTAATATATTCTGCCGGGCGAAAAATTCTCCGGCGCATCGTTGTTCCCGATACTGAGCCTCAGCCATTTGAATGGCAGCAACACACAGTACATCAGGAGAAAATTACCTTAATTCCACATTCTGGTGATTGGAGCCATGCAGGGTGCATACAAGCAATCGCGCATGCTGAAAATCTCGAAAATATTCCAACAGGTCGGTGCGCTGTTGTGGATAGTGCCGGAAATGTAGTGAGTGTTATCTCGGCAGATATACATCTAGATGCCATAGATGGATATTCATTAATCGAATCTGATTTAGCCAATATAGCTGATCACTATAATGTTGAAATCCACAATGATTTTTCACGCCGTTATGCGATAGTGAATACGGCTACTAGAATCGTCACAGCGATTTCTTACCTTGCAATCATTGGTGCTATGCCGCCGGATAGTAGTCATTTTTTAATTAATTCTAATGTATTACAAATTGGCGATGCAGTGCCAATATTGCTACATACTATCTAGCCAATGGCCCGCATTTTTATTCTATCCGGCACTTCCTGGCCAGTCCCTCCTGATTGGACCTCTTCTAATAGTATTGAGACAATTGGGGCTGGCGGCGGCGGCTCTGACACTGTAACCGGTGTAGCCTACGGCAATGGTGGCGGTGGTGGGGAATATCGCTTAGCTAGCAACGTCGCTGGCCTTAGTGGCTCACTGACTATTGGCGTCGGTAGCGGTGGTTTGCATGGATCTGTTGCTGGGGGTGGGGGCGGTACTTGGTTCAACGGAGCAACACTCGGTGTATCTACTGTTGGCGCTAATGGGGGTGGTGGTGGCACTGATGCAGGCGGTGGCGCTCCCGGTATAGGTGGGACTGGAGGTCACGGAGGAACTATTAATTGGGATGGTGGTAGCGGTGGCACAGCGGCTCTAGCAAACGCCACAGGTGCTTCGGGCGGCGGCGGTGCTGCTGGACCATTCGGAGCTGGGCTAGCGGGCGCAGGGAACGCTGGTGCATTCCTTTCTGATACGGGCGGTGCCGGTGGGGGTGGAACTGGTGACCCAGCAAGTGGAGCGGCAGGGTCCGGGACTGCTGGAAGCATTATTCCAAGTAAGACTGTTGGTGGCACTGGCGGCAAAGGTGAGAATGGCACAGCGGGGGGGGTTGGTGGTAGCGGCGCAGGTGCCGCTGGCAGTTCTGGATCGCAGGGTTCTGGTGGCGGCGGTGGTGGAAGTTCAGGGACTACTGGGGGCGCTGGCGGCACTGGGGGCAATGGTATTGAATGGGATGCATCGCATGGGGCTGGTGGCGGTGGTGGGGCTGGCGGCGGCGGCTCTGCGTCGGATGGTGGCTTTGGCGGTGGTGGTGGCCTTTATGGAGGTGGTGGGGGTGGTGGTGGCTTTTCCGGGAGTGCAAACGTTGGTATAGGTGGCAATGGTGCAAATGGCATTATTGTCGTGACTTATACGCCTTCGGGTCTATTTCTCTACCCACAAGCCTGCATGTGAACAGGCTCCGATACAGGGACTAGCCACATGAGAAATTCCCAGCGATCCAAAGAGTCGTATCTGCTGGTAGACCACCGTGCCAGTCCTGGATTGACGCCCGAGATGGCCCGTCGAATGGGCTATATTCCCGAGCTTGTCGCCGAGGGCAAGGTATTCGAGGCGCCGACGCTCACTTGCGCGCACTGCCGAACAATCGCGATCATGAACCTGGATCGGACGCGGGCGCGCGGTCGCTGTAACTACTGCGACAGCTATGTTTGCGACGTATGCGCGCTGGCGATGATGAGCCCGGATTACATCCATTTACCCTGGCAGAAGCGTGTCGACGACCATATGGACGCCGAGGCTCGCCCGGACCCGTTCGTGCTGGCACCGATCTTGCGATGACCCGTTCGCTCTTCGTCGCGACACCAATGTACGGCGGGCAATGCTACGGCGATTTTGCGGCTTCGCGGCAAAATCTGCTGGGGCCTTTGACGCAGCGAGGCATATCGGTCAGGACGTGGGGCGTTGCTGATAGCCTCGTCACTCGCGCCAGGAATTATTGCGCAGCCGAATTCATGAACGGCGACATGACGGATATCCTATTCGCCGACGCCGATGTGTCATTCGAGCCGCAGGGCGTGCTCGACCTGATGTCGCATCCCGATAAGGATGTGGTCTGCGGCGCATATCCCAAGAAGGAGATCAATTGGGCTCTGGTGCGGGACGCGGTCAAGCTCGGATTTGCTGACGACGACCCCGCCGTATTAGAGAACTTTACCAGCACGTTTTTCTTCCATCCGGTTCATCCCGAATTGCCTCATCAGATTGCCGATCCACTTGAGGTGCGGGAGACGGGAACGGGATTCATGCTGATTAGACGGCATGTGCTGGAAGCGTTCCAACATGCTTATCCCGAGCTCTATTATTATTCAAATCCCGACGAGAGAGTGTATCAGGGGCAAAAAATTCCCTGTTTCTTCGATACCGAAATCGTCAATCATCGATACCTCTCTGAGGATCAGAACTTCTGTCGTTTGGTGATTGCGCTCGGGATGAAGGTGTGGGTTCTGCCCCACATACAGCTCACGCATTTGGGATATTACAAGTTTATTGGGAATGTCAGCGCAATAACGGCAGTGCAACAGGCTAAGGAGCAATCGAATGAATGATCATCTAGACGCAATTCGCGAGGCATTGGAAGAGTTTGTCCGCAAGCGCGATCCTGTGCCGCAACCCGCCGAAGAGGATTTTGCAAACCTCGATGCGTACCATTCCGCACTCGCGGAATGGCTTGCCAGCAGGAGCGCGCGTCGGGACGCGGCCCTCAGCGATGACCTGCGGGGCGCCTTTCGCAACGTTGAAGACCTGACTGCGTTTTTTGCCAATCCGCCAGATGTGTTGGCGAGATTGCCATTATCTCCAGAGCCGCCTTTGGTGCCTTCGGAAGCCGGCCCTGTAGTGCAACCTGAAGGCATCAGAAATGAAGGACTCGACTGATGGCTAAAAGGCTATTTCAAACCAGCAACTGGACGCCAGCGTTGACGGCTGACGCCGCGACACTGGCGAATGCGTCGTACATGGCAGTAAAGGGCGGCACCACGACCCAATATCTCGATTTTCTCGAATTCTCGATCTCGGGAATGGCCGGCGCGTCGTCTCCAACTCCGCTGACCTTCGCTCGCTCCTCGACCTTGGCAGTTGGGCCGAGCGCGTTGGCGGCCCCCGCGAGCGACGGCCCAGCCAATCCGTTTACTGCAGCCCTTGGCACGGCTCCCGTTTCATTTACGGCGGTCGCAACTACGGGGGGTCAGCGATCGGGCGCGACTACCGACGCTAAGCTGCAGCTCGGGATCAATGCGTTCGGCGGGATTCTCCGTTGGAGTGCCGCGCCTGGACAGCAGTTCAGCTCTTACGGCAACGCTGTGACGTCGCCAGCCGGCGAGTCATATCTGTCGGCTCAGAACTACGGCACGGCGGGATTGATCCAGGCGTCTATAATATACGAGCCGATGTGAGTTCCGCAACGCCGCGGGCCTGGAGTATGGAATGATGAAGCACAAGTGGAATTCTGACTCCGTCTCATGGCTTGATGGTCCAGATGCTGTTCCTGCCCCAATGTGCTCTCTTCGCCTTCCATGTAAGTGCGGCGAGGTGGCTCTCTATAAAGAGGCGGTCGGGAGATTCTACGTGGACTCTGCGACTCTCAAAAAAGGCACAATCAGGGTGGGAAGCGCCGAGGAAGCGATCAGAAGGTGGCATCAAATTGAGGCGGGAAGCTCGTCGCAGTGACGTTCCGACCGCCGGTCATCGTTCCGCGATGGGAGGTCGATCCGGCGGGCATAACCCGCAAATCGCAGGATGGCGTCCGCGCCAATCTTCTGCTGACGACGCTGCGCTCGCGCGATCGTATCTACGAAGCTCAAGGGCAGGGGATCCCGCAATATGACTGGCCAACTCCGCCCCCGGCTCGCCAACCCGAGCGGTCATGGTCGTCAGGAGCTCTTGTCCTCTCTACCCTACAAAGCCGGGATACAATCTACGGCCCTCAAGGCAAGGGGGTTCCGCAATATGACTGGCCAACTCCACCGCCGGCTCGCCAGCCAGATCGCTCGTGGTCATCTGGCAGCCTCGTGGTCTCGACCCTATACGGTCTTGATCGGGTCTATGGGCCTCCAGGCGAGGGTATTCCTCAATATGATTTCCCCACCCCGCCGCCTGCGTATCAGCCCACGAGGTCTTTCGTTGCTCCGTTCAGGCTCGGAGCGGATGCGAAGCTGCTTAACCAGAATTATGATTATCCCACGCCACCGCCTCCTCTGCCGAGAGATAGGTTTTACGGGCAAACACTTGTTTCCCTTACTCTCAATAGTCAAGACGCAAGCACACGAGGAGCGCCGTTCTATGATTTGACGAATAGGGGTTTCGTCCAGCCGGATCGTTCTTATTCGCAGAATATACCCAAACCCCTATATGGCCAACCACCATCGCCTTTTGCTCAATACGACTGGCCGTTGCCGCGGTCGCCAATACAGCCCGATCGGTTCTATTTTAGCGATCTGCTGTTCGCCACCCTGCTGCATAAAGACGCACTGATTAACGGCGCGCAATTTACTGACTTGGCGAAAACGCCCGCCCCGCCTGACCGGACTTATGTTCAGCCCGGAATCAAGATCAATCCAATACCGCGCAATCAATTTGATTGGCCTGTTCCCCAGGTACCGCTCCAGCCCGATCGCGCATACTCCCAGACGCTGAACTATTTGACCCTTGCTAGCCAGGACGCCACTGGAGCCAGCGGCGGTCTATCCGGCTCCTCTGTTGGGCCAATGGAGTTGCCACGAGCGGCGTTACAGCCAGACCGCAACTATTACACATACCCTCAGCTGTTCTCACTTGTAACTCCGCTCGTCGGGCCGATTTCTGGGGCGCCGATTTCATCTGGCCCAATCACCGGTAGCCCGCCGGGCCCGATTATCCAGATTCCGCTGCACAATGTTTCATTCGAATTGCCCCGCGTTCCGCTGCCACCGAATCGAGGCTATTCGCAAACTCTGTCATCAAGCACATTGCTGCACAACGACAGGATGTTAGCCGGTCGCCAAACAAGCGAAATTCCCCAAACGCCTGTTCAGCCAAATCGATCGTTCATTTCATTCGTCAACCCGGCAGTCGTTGTGTTTCCGTTTTCTCAGGTGGACTGGTCGGTGCCACGGATAGCTCTGCAACCGGAGCGATCCTGGCAACAAAACCTTATCTCTAACACATTGCAGAATCGCGATACGCTTATATTCAGTAAGCAGGAAGCGGTAATGCCGCTGATCCCGGTTCGCGCAGTGCAGACGATTATGTTTCGGCCGTCGCCGGCGACGATTCCTCCAGTGCCATTTGCCCAGCTTGACTGGCCTCTTCCCAAGACAGCATTGCAGCCGGAGCGGTCGTGGTGGCAGGCTCTGGTCGCCGGCACACTCAAGAGCCAAGATGCAGCGCGAGCCGTAGGTCAAGCCGGGGAGTTACCGCGCTCGGTCATTCAGCCAGATCGCAGCTACCTGCAGAATACGGCACTTGTTAGCTATGCGGCGCAAATCCCATTTGCTCAACTCGATTGGCCTATTCCAAAGGTGCCGCTGCAACCCGACCGCTCCTGGTGGCAAGACCTTGTCTTCGCGACGCTTTACAATCAGGACGCAAGGGTGGCCGGTGCTCAGCTGATTCAGGAGCTCGCGAAAAGCCCACTCCAGCCGGATCGCTCGTTTGTACGCGTCACTCTCCTCCCCGCGATCAGCTTTCCTCCATCACCTTTTGCTCAGCGCGACTGGCCGCTGCCGACGAGAGCCGTTCAGCCTGAGAGATTTTGGTCGCAAGCTCTAATCTCGCTCACGCTGTTTGGTAAGGACGTAAGAATAATCAGCACACAATCCGCTGAATTGACAAATATAGGGACTCTCCAGCCGGAGCGGTTCTGGCAGCAAGATCTCATCATCGATACGCTGTTCGGCCAAGATGCGATAATTACCAGAGGACAGCTGGCTGATTTGGCAAACGGAACATTTCAGCCCGATCGCTTCTATGCGCGAGGGATGGATGCTCTCATATTTCAATTGTTATTCCCATTCCAGCCTCCCGCGCCGGCGCCGGCATTAGTGGTCACAGGATATCCGGCTGTGCCGCTATGGCAGACGAGTTCGCCTCAGACGTGGTCGGCGCGAATAGGCGACATCTTGAGCAAGGTCCAGCAAGGCAAGCAGAACGTCACGCTGAAAATCACGCTGGCGGCCGGCACATCGACCGTCGTCATCGATCCCCGGATAAGCGCAACATCTGCGCTGACTTTCACGCCGCTGACGGCCGATGCCGCCGCAATCCTAAGCAGCATCTATGTGAGCGCCCAACGGGCCGGCCGGGCCACGCTGATATATAGCAGCACGGCGAAGACGGATTGTACCTTCACCCTACTTATTCAAGGGTAATGAGCTGACAATGATGCTCCTCCTCCGCGTCCTGGCGGTTGCGCTCGCATGCCTATTGCCGTTTGGGGCAGAGCAGTCGGCGCGTGCAAAGCTATACGATATGGTCGAAATGACCGTCGCGAGCGCGCCAGGGCTCGGCACAATCACACTCGGCACAGCGATTCCCCCATATCAGTCATTATCGGCGACCGCCGTCGCACCCGGCGAAACGGTCTCCTATCATATCGCTGATATCAATAACAACTGGGAAAATGGCCGCGGTGTCGTCACTCTCAGTCCGAACATAACGATCACTCGGGGCGTGATCAGCTCGAGCAACGCGAATGCGCTAATTAACGCGAGCGCAGGAGCCATCGTCTGGATTGTGCCGAACGCCGCCGATATGGTCATGACGCAATATCCGTCGACAATTAGTGCTGCGGTTGCGGAGACTCCCTGTGTGCTAACATCCGCCGCTACCGTGACGGTAAGCGGGGCATGCGATGTTTATACGCTCACCGTAGCTAATGATCCGGCTCTTCTCAGTAATCCCACGTCCACCTTGCTCGGACAGTGGCTTACGTTTTTTATCACACAGGACGTGACAGGCAATAGACGAGTCCCGTTTGGCTCTAATTATATATTTTCCGGGGGATGGAATGCTGCGGTGCTCTCGACGGGAGCAGGGAAAACCGACGCCTTCGCTTGCAAGACCCTCGTCGCCAATGGCGCAATGTACTGCACCCCGCCAGTCGTAGATTTCTATGTTGGGTCACGAGAGACATGGAGCCCCACGCAAAAGAATGCCGTATTTACTCTTAGCCCCAACAATCAGACGGCAACCGCGGGCACCGTCGCGGCCGATTCCGTCGTATTGGGTTCTGCCGGCGTATCGGCAGGAAAGATTTTTTTTGAAATAGACTATACGGGCAGCCAAGCCAATTGTTGCAACGGCGTGGGATTGGGCAATATCAATACAAGCACGGTGACCGGCCAGTATCTTGGAATTGATAACAATGGCATTGTTTACAATAACCAGGGCAGCGTGGTGTCGAACGGGACGACCGTGGCGACAATCGCGACCTATACAACCGGCGCCCAAATATGTGTCGCGGTCAACCTCAATACTAATCTGCTCTGGTTCCAGCCACTCGGCGCTGGGCAATGGGATAATAATGGCACAGACAATCCCGCGACGGGGATCGGAGGCTACTCCATAGCCAACGTTGCCGCTGCGGCAGTCGTTCCCGGCGGAACCGTCAATAACACGGGAGTGGCGTTCGTGCTTAAACCGAGCTTGGCATGCGCCGGCGTGAGCGGCCTTGCTGGCTTTGGTGTAATGCCATGATAGCGCGTATGGCTAAAATCTCAGCAGTCATTGGCCTGCTGGCTGTCCTCGCTATTCCGGCCGAGCCTAGCATCGCGCAATTCACGCCTCCGTTACTATTACAGAATACGATTGCCGCTAAAAAACCAAAGCCACCACCGCGCCCGCCTGCGTTCGACGCGGTAGCATATAGTCCAAATGCGAGTAACGCAGTTATAGGATTGACGACGACGACAGCAGCATTTCCGCTGGGCTGGCAAACCTACGGAACTACGTTTTCTTATAACACCACAACGTTTCGCGATCCCGAGATACTTACCAATCAGCAAGGGGCGGCTACTAAAGTAAACGGGCATTATTGGTTGGCCTTCACTGCGATCTCCGCTGCTAATTTCAACAACGGCAGCGAACAAGCGTCGTCTTTCGGATTGGCATATTCTGATGATCTAGCTACATTTACCTTTTCACAGTTCGTATCGTGTTTCTCGTCAGTTCCTGCGACTCCTATCTGCTGGGCACCAAAGGGTTATATCGACAATTCTGGAGGGATGCACTTTATCGTGTGCGCTGGGACCAATCAGAATTTCGGCACCCAGGACATGCAACCAACAGAGGTGCATCCGCTCACGTCTGACCCCAACGGGGCATGGTCAGTTCCCCTGACCATTACTGGCACAGCACTCCCAGCCGGCGGTTTTGATTACCGTATCCAGCAAGATGGATCAGGGACGCGGTATATGTTTTATGTAGTCGATGCGCCGCCCGGCGGTGGAGAATTTACGGGGTTAGTCAGCAGTGCATCTGATTTCTCAGGTTATAATACGCTGATATCTTCCAACGTGGTTGGTAATCCCAATACGCAATCGTTTGAATCGCCGCAAGCCTTCAAGCAAGGGAACGCATGGTATCTTTTTGGTTACTGGAATGTTAACACTTCCTATGCGACATCATCAGCTATTTCTGGCCCGTATTCCGCACTGACGCAGCTTGGGCAAAATTCTCAAGTTGACATGACCGGAATCTTTGCCGGCCCGCTTGCCCCGACGTACGTCACATTTGACACCAACCCGGTAAGCGTGCCCGATACGTCGGCGCTACACACCGCCGTCACTGGCGTCACGGTCGTCGTGCCTGGCGGGCCACCCTATCAGGGAACGCCCACTGTGCAGTCCTGCTCGCAATCGCCGTGTCCGTTTGGGATCACGGGCTCGACGGGCAACTGGTCGCTCCAGACGATTTTGAACCCGAGCGGCGGTACTCCACCCACTCTGACGGACGTCAACAACGCAACTCTGGTGATTAATGCGCCGTAGCATCCTCCTCGTCATCGCGACGCTCGGGCTCGCGCTCCTCTCCGTCCTGGCCCACGCCGTCACCGGCACTCTAACCTACAACATCACGTCCGGCGCCGGCACTGTCGCCTGCGATCTTGGACCCAATTACATCGGGTCCATCCCGGCCGGTGCGCAGGCCGCAGGTTTCACGCACTGCGCTGGCAACTACGATTTCACCCAATCAACGCCGTTCACGTACATGGGACAAACAGTAACGTGGTCTAACACGCCCATCTGGCTTCAATGCACAGGCCAGGTTCCAGCAAATCCTTTGTGGTATGGGTATAGCGAAAACGGCCCGACGACACCGTGCAGCGATTACCCGATCATGATTGACAACAACGGCGATGCCGGCGCAAGCGGCGGTCAGGTGTTAGGTGTGATCTTCACCCAGGCGGACTTTAACAACAACGTTCAGGTGACAAATCTCGCTACGGCGAACAACCAGAATTACCCGAACCCGGCAGGCACGTCGTTCCCAAATGGGGCGTATCTCGAATGGGTGGCGCGCATGACGAATGCCACTTATGCGAGCCACCAACCCAAGAACTATTTTTTCAACCTCTGGGAAAGCAGCCCGCAGGCGCAGTGGGTCGAATTTGATCAGATGGAGATATTCGGAACCGGTGTAGGCGCCGGGGCCGGCTTTGGGGAGCATGGATGTAACGGCAGCTTCGGGTGCCCAGGCTACCCGGCGCTATCCCACGTCAGCGATAGCTCGATTACCACCTGGGATCCTACGAAATATCAAAATTACGGCTGGCGATGGACGCATGATGCGAATGCCAATTTCGGAGCCTGCGTCTACTGGAACGGCACGCAGATTCCCCCACAGCAAGGCGGCACGCGCCAGCCTTGCGATAGCGGGTCATACTTCAACGGAGTTTCCGATCCTGCATTCACGAGCCAGCGAAACCAATTGATAATCTGGTCAGGGCCGAACGAAAACTCCACTACAGCCAATTGCTCCGATGATGGAGTAAACCTTGTTATCTGTAACCCCCCCGCTGGTGGAAACGTTACCTTAGTGCAACGGGTGACGGTCTGGGTGCCGCCCTCGTGTATATGGCAGACGCAGCCGTGCATTACCACTGTGGATGTTGGCGCCCCATGAAGTGGGTCCGCGGGCCGTGGTGGGATGGGTTCTGGTTGCTTAGCGGGCTGCCGATCGGGCTTGCGCTGGTGCTGACTTCAAATGGCAGGGGCATTGGTCCGATAATCGCAATGACGATCATGGTTCTGGAAACTGCCCATGTCGTGACGCCGATTGCCCTGGCTTTTGTCCGCCGTGAACTGGGCGATATCGTGCTGAGAAAGCCGATTAAGTGCGTCGGCGTGCCGCTCGCTCTTGTCGCCGCATCGCTTGTCGCCCCAGCGTCCTGGTTCGCCGGTCCCTATTTCGCGTGGAATATCTTTCATTTCGGGATGCAGAACTTTGGAGTGCTCTCGCTCTATGGCATCATTGGAGATCGAGTGAAGCGCGGCGCGCTGTGCCTTGGAGTAACCGCTCTCGGGATGGGGCTGCCGGCTCTGGTTCCCAATCAGTATTACCTCATGTTCGGCGTGGGATTCTTCGGGTTTAATCATTGGCTTGCCGACATCGGTCTGTCGAGCCGAGTCGTGCGTTGGCATTGGGGATTTATCGTCATGGTGTTGGCTATCGGTGTCGGATGGCTCTTGCTGCGCAATGGTCCACTCTCGGCGCAGTTGGCGCCCCAGATAATTGCGTTCCGTTATGCCATAGGGATGGCGCATTTCATCTTGGAATCGGAGTTTTGGAAGTTCAGCAACCCGCGGGTGCGGGCGACGATCGGGAAAGAGTTATTTGCATGAGGCTGATCAACGATGCAGGCCGGGCGATCATCAAGGAAAGCGAAGGGCTGAGCCTCACCGCCTACCACGACTTCGCCAAAGGCGTGCTGACGATTGGCTGGGGCCACACCGGCCCCGATGTGTTCGAGGGAGAGACCATCACCGAGGCGGTCGCCGAGCAGCTTCTCATCCAGGATTTAGCCTACACATGCGGCCAGGTAGCCGGCATGATGCCGTGGGCAAACGACAATCAGTTCTCAGCCTGCGTCAGCCTGGCATACAACATCGGTGTCGCGGCGTTTCAGACCAGTTCTGTGCTGAAGGCATCGCGCGCCGGTGACCGAATCGGCACCGCCAGAGCCTTCCTGCTTTGGGACAAGGCCCATGTCGACGGCCATCTCGTCGAGGTAGAGGGCCTTTTCGAGCGCCGAATCGACGAGGTTTCCCTTTATCTAGATACGTGAGAATGCCCCGATCTGTCATGAAAGCTTCGGCATTTGCCGTCGCAATTCTAACCTGCGGGGGAAGCTGGGTCAAAGACGGCTACACTAACGACCCGAACATCCTCTGCATAAACGGTCATCCAGCACCAAGGCGCCCCCACGTCACCTACGGCCACTTGCCAACCAAACCCTGCTGTGAACGCGACCACATCTGCCCACTCGGCCTCGGATGCCCAGATACGCTCGACAACTTGCAGTACCAACCTTGGCTAGAAGCGCGCGTAAAAGATGGCGACGAACGCCGCGCAGAGCACACTTATTGCAAAAACCCAAGTCCAGCTCTTCTCGATCGATTACGCTCAACATTCACTCGAACTTACCCGTTGCAAGGAAAACAATGATCGAACCGACCCTACTGATAGCGATCATCGTCGCGGTTTCCGCGATCATGCAAACCATCCTCAATAGCTGGCAGGCGAAAAGAAGGCAAAAGGCCGATTGGCGTCGTCAGGATGGAGTCGCCGAGAAAGCGGAAGAGACCGCGAGTCTGCTGCTAAAAACCCAGAAAGAGAACATCCGCCGGACCGACGAGGTCGCCCGCGTCGCGGCCATCTCGGCGAACCAGACGCATGACCAGCTAAGCGAGATCCATGGTCTCGTCAACAGCGACATGACAAAAGTCCTGCAGGCCGACCTCGATCAGACTCGCGTCACGTTGGCGCTCCTCCGCAAGCTGGGAGATCCAGATATGGATTTGCTGCATACTACTGAGTGTCGCATAACCGAATTGGAGCGAGTGCTCGCCACCCGTCCTAAAAGTGCGAAAGGGATTTGAAATGAACGTTTCTAAAGTCGACATGGAAGCCGCCCAAGGGGCGTGGGACGATGTTTTCGGCCATCTGCCGGGCAATCTCCCACTCGTTGTCAGATTGGCGCAGCATTTTGCGGATCATCGGTCGAAGGCGGCCCACGATGCGAAGCCTAAATCGGAAGAGCTAGGCGGCGTGGCGAACCTGTCGGAAGCCGCCCAGGAGGAAATCCACGAGGCTGAGAGAGCCGAGAAAGCGGAGAAGGCATGATATTCTTGACCTGGCTGGGGGCTCGCCTTAGCGAGTCGACCACTTGGCTCGGGATCGCCTCCGGTTTCGGCGCGCTCGGGGCAGCGCTTGCCGCAGGCGGCCTCGTCCAGACAGGTCTTATCGTGGGGGCTCTCGGAGCGGGCGCCGGTGGCGTGGGTGCGTTCATCACGAAGGAGAAGGGCAGTGCGTAGGCTGGCGTTCGTGGCGCTTCTGGCGCTCGCTGGCTGTGCAACTGGTCCGCAGCCTCCTCCGCCGGGCCCGACGCTGGCGGATATCGACGCGACGTGGACGCAACTCGAGACGACAGCGGTCCCTCCCGAGGCTATCCTGGCTATCGGCTCGGCGCTCGACGACGTCTCGTGCTATGGGTGGCTCGACCAGCAGATCCTCGGCTCGCAGCAATCGTCTGCCCTACAGGGGATATTAGGCGCGGGCGGCGGCATGGCCGCTATCGCCGGTGGTCCGGCCGGGATGGGAGCCGCGGCCGGCGCCGGGTTGCTCTCGTCGATACTAGGCGTCGCCCAGGCAAATTCACCGATAGGCAACGATCCGGTGGCGGCGTATGGGCTCGTCCTAAAGATGAGACAGACGTGGCAGGCCGGGGCGGGCATACCAATGACGCGCGAGGCGGCATGGGCGTTCGTCCAATCGTATCACGAGCTCTGTAGCCTTAGCGGCATACGCTTGGCGATGCATATGGCGGCGCTGACCGCGCCGGTGTCGACTGCCTCGTCGGGCACGGGTTTTGCGGCTTCAGCTATGTCCGGCCGGCAAAGGCCGCCCGTTGTCATCGTCGGGGCACCCCTGGCGCAGCGCTGACGTCTCGGCACCGGCCGGCTCGCAGTTCGAGCTTGAAAGGCGGTCCTCTAGCCGAAGGCATCTTTAGGGGAGTTTTTGCAGAAGCTGCAACAATTCGGGATCGTGGGAGACGTCGAAAAATCTCAGCAGGATTTGGAGCCCGCGCTCTAATGCCCTCACGCGACGCTCTAACTCATCGACTTTTTGAGAGGCGCTGAAGCCCCAATTCACTTCGGAAAAGTCGCTCATTCATCCCACCCGATAGCCGGCCGATCTTTCCTTCGGGATGGATCGGCCGGCTTTTTGCGTTTCAGGGGCTCGCGTACTGCTGAGTCGCCGACGCTTGCGGCTGCCTGCCTGCGGGCCGGTTGGCCCATGCATAGATCTTGCCGTCACGCTCCATAGCGAGATTGCTCTTCTTCCACCTGTTGATCGCGATGCCGAGGTGGTTTGCCCGCATGCCGGGACAGGCCTTCAGGACCGCGTCCCGGGTTATGCCCGACGCCCCGGCCGAGATGACCTGATTCAACGCCTTAGCAAATGATGTCTGTTTCGCGACCTCGCCGTTCGACTTCGCCATCGCCGTTTTCGCCGGCCGGCCGCGGCGACGCATCGGCGTTGCGGCTGACTTGCTGGGCGTCGGGCTCGGGCCACCAAATCTGGCAAAGACTTTCTCTGCCGCCTCGAGCTCGGTCAGCTCGCTCGTGAACTTCGCGATTTGTGTGGTAAGGTACATTTTCCGTTCTGTGATTTGGGCTTGGGTCGTCATAACCTTTCTCGCTTGATTGGTTGATCGGGGTTGATCAACGTCTGGCGCGATTTAACAGCGTGGCCGCGGGTTTGCAACTGGCGAGCGCGGTATCCGACGCCATTTGGTCAGAGCCAAGCTTCCGCTTATGAGCCGTGCGCCGGTCGCGACTCCAAGGCTCTGCGCGCTCATGGTTCCCTCCACGGGATTACCTCGCGTACCGTCTTGATGATGTGAATCTCGCCGTTGCCTCTGTCGTAGCCGTAGCCGAGACGGGCGAGTGCCTTTGCCTCAGCAAGTGCCGCCTCCATCGATCTTGCCGTCGTCGAACCGCCATATCCGCCGTCCCGCGGCCACCATACGGCGACCTGATAGGTCGTGCTTTTGCTCATCCCGGCTCCTTCAAGACTCCCGGAAATGGGCATATTGCGCTGACTGTTGGGGCATTCCCATAGAGCACGCACTCCCCGACATTCATCATGAGGTTCATCGAAATTAGGAGTCCCGCGAACAGTCCGAGCATGATGAGAAGGAGAAGCCACAATCCGACCACATCGCCCCTTCCCGGTTTTGCAACCCCGTCAGTAACCTCTTGATATCTGGTAGAGCGCATTAGAACTGTTTTGCAGAAAGCGCGGCTCTGGCGTTACGTTTCCATATGATTTGAAGTCCGCGCGAGCCACCGGACCCGGTACTCTTCCGTCGTTGTTGTAGCTCATGTTTTCGGCGCCGCGCGAGAATTGTTTTGCAGTTCAACCGGCGGCGACGCCGGAGTTTTGCAAACCGTTCTGGATTCGATCGCTTGACGAATTTCGGAGGCCGTAAGCCCGACAGCCGACAATTCCGCTTGATCCTCGATCTTCCCCGCTATCGCTGCGCACCGCTCCCGCTCCTCCTGCCGACCCTCCTCGCGGACCGTAGCGGATAGCTTTTCGCAGCCGGCTATCAGTGCCCTAAATGCCTCAGCCGAAATATAGGCCTGACCTGGCGTGGCCAACCATTCATCCAGCATTTCCCGGACCATCTCGCGCTCGGTCGGCTCGATCATTTCCTCTTCCTCGCCTCCTCAGCAATCCTGTCGAGAAGGCGGATCAGAAAGTTAACCTCATACACGCCGAGAATTTGCAATTGTGCCGGGTGTAGCCTGGACTCCTCGCCCGCGCGGTTCCGAATGGTGCGTAGCGTTTCATAGTCCTTTTTGCCAATTAGATTTTGCAGCGGATCGATCATTTCCCCTTTCCCGTTTCGGCCCGGCTGAAGGCGTCCATCCTCGCGCCGCAGCGAGCAAGGATGTCATAGTGTACCGGGTGGAGATGTCCGTCCGGCAATCCGTGATCGTGGGCATAGATAGCAGCCCAAGGAGCGCAGAACGCGATCACGTCTCGCCGCAATTCCTTGATCTCCTCAGCGGCTTCCTGGCGGACCTCCTCGCGGGCTGCAGCAATGCGACGCAAGAGGCAATCTATGTCTTTATTCGACCAAGCGTCGGGCGTTTTCATGCGGCGATCGCGGATCAGCAGCTCGTCGCGCGCGTCGGTTTTCGGCGGCCAATCCTCGCCATAAGCGCGCGTGATCGCCTCCTCGGTCGTTCCAAGCAACTCCGCTATCTCGGCATTGCGCGGGTCGGTTTCCGCAGTCTCTGCGGGAAGGGCCCCGGAGAGCCATAGCCGATGAGCTTCGCTGGCACCTTCTTGGCGACCCCCCTCGCGGGCGGCAGCGACGGCCTGTAGGGCTCGGCGCATATAAAGTGCCAACCGAATAGACCACCAATGCCCTGAGTCGCTTGGCAACTCGGCGTGACTGAAATCCTCCTCAGCGAGATTCTCTGCGTTGTCGATCATCTCACGGTCGCGGTCGGTGATCTTGGTCATTTCCTCTTCCTCGCTTGATCGAGCAGCACCACAGCGGCGGCGGCCCGACGCCTTCGGTCTGTCCCTCGGGAATAATGCTCTGCCATGGCCAAGGTCTTGTCTCCCAGCATCGCGGCGATGGTGCGCTGATCCACGCCCAGATCGCCTAGCCTTGACGCCGCGGTGCTTCGTAGGCCGTGGAAGGTCAGCCCCATGTCGACCCGCGCTTGGCGTTCCAGCCGCGCTATAAGCGCCCTGAAAGCTTTTGCGAGGCCGCCCTTGTATGGACGACCATCTGTGCTGGTGACGATCGTAGTGGCAACCCGCGGTGTTTCGGCGAGGATTTCGCGGAGGTGCGCCGCGATCGGGATCACGTTCTCGAGGTCATTCTTGTGCTTCCAGGTAAGCGTCGTCCCGTCAGGCGAGATCGCTGACCAAGTGATGCGGCGCGCCATGTCGATCCGGAGTGCGGCGAACATGCCGAGCGCGATGGCGGTCCGCAACCCGCCGGTTGCCTCGGCGAGCACGACCTCGCACTCGTATTCCGACCATGCCCGGTGAGGCGTAGCGCGAGCCAAGCTTTTGATACTGCGAGCGGGATTGAATGGCAAAAAACCGCGAGGCACGCCCCAAGAGAACAGCAGCCGCAGGACGTCGCGCACCCGATCGGCGAAGCGGCGCTTGCGCGTCTCGAATGCCTTATCCCGGATGCGCAGCACGGCCGGCGCGTCGATCTGCGACACCGGCATGCCGTTGAGCGGGGCGAGCCAATCGAAGACGGCGGCGTAATCGGAGCGGGTGCGCGGTGCTAGCGCGGCGTATTCGGGAGCCGCGCGGTAGGCGGCGATCAGCGCGCCCAGTGTGCCGGGCACATGGTGGGGAGCGGCCTTAGCCTCTTGAGCGGCGAGGCTCCGCTCCCCTGGTGTCGGGCTATCGGCCCCCGGCTTTAGCCAAGATCCAGTCTCACGTATCGCGCGCAACTCGTCAAGGAAAGCCTCGGTGCCGGGCGCGGCCTTGATGCGCGTCTTGGTCGCGCGGTCGTAGTAGTAGGTCCGCCCTTTGGCGTTGACCTTGTTGATGCCGCGAATCTTCACGTACATTCCATGAAGGCTAGCACCGATCTATATGCCTGCGTATCGCCTATGCGACGCAGGCGGCTTGATGCCGAGTTTTCGATTCTCCTCAGCGATCCGATTGCGTCTCCGATTGATTTGATTTTTACGAGCGCGCGAGGCTGGCGGCGGGATCTTTGTCCTCGGGCCGTCCTCCCGCAGACTGAAGAAGGTCGGCTCAAGATAGGAGCGTGCCGCATCAGTCCCTTCCGTCTCTCCAATCGCATCAAAGTCACGCAATAACCTGATCGCATTGCGAGGCAGCCGCCAGCGGTAGCGCCATCCTTCTTTCGTGAAAGCACACCCCGCACCATCGACTAGGACATATCCGTGACCACCTAGATCGAACTGGCGATTGAGAGCGTTGGCGATAACGCAGCGGCGGCGATTGCCGCAAACAGCCTTCATAATGTCCTCTTGGCTGATTTCGAGCTTCATTCGATCATCTCCATAGTGATGAAGTGCATCATTCGACGCCGAGCTTCCCGATCCACTCGTCGAGCGATCGGGTATCGGATGCCGTGCCGCTGCGGCTGTCAACCCAGCGGTCGAGAGCGCTGACATCCCAGAGCTTGAGCCGGCCGATTTGTAGCGGCGGCGGGACGGAAGGGCGCACGTATTTGTCGAAAGAACATGGACTGATGCCGAGGCGGCGTGCAGCTCGCTTACGCGACAGCAGCCGCGGATCGTCGCCTCCGCTCATTTTTCCCCAAGCCTTTCGCGCAGTTGCCGCTCGATCTCCCCACTCTCCATGTTCCATTCTTGCCAGAGTGAACGGTTGGCGTTGCGCAAGCCGTCTATCGTGCGAGCGCTCTGCTGGCGTAATACATCGAAATCTTCAGGGCGCTCGATCTGCTTGGCGCGAGCAATCATTGCGTTTTTAGTCGCTTTCCAATCGAAGCCGCGACCGCCCGGACCCCGCTCGACGGGCGCTATGGCGAAGGAAGGTGCGGGGGCGCCTCCGCCGCTCGGCTTCGGGTCAATGACCGCTGCCGGCTTGGGATCCTGCATCTTGCGCTTCTTCGCCATCAGCGCGTTGATGGCCTTGGGATAATCGTCGACCCGAATGTCCCGGAGCGCCGCGACGTTCATAAACCGAAGAAAGGCGTCCTGATCCGCTTTGGTTTCCTGGATCAGATCCGCAAGTTTGCCGATTTGATCAAAGGTGATGAGTTCCGTCCCGCCGCGCACGCCATCGTCATCCTCGCCCTCGGCCACGATGTTAAGACCGGCGCACATGGTGTACCGCTTCCCGTAGGTTAGGCTTGATCCGTAGGCTTGCAGGTTATTTTTGCCGCCGCTCGTATCTAACGGGATCGGCATCGACGTCTGTTTTGAATGCCCAGCTTTATGGCTCAGAATATGAATGACGATCAAACCGCCTCCATCGCCCGCCCGAGCCGAGGTATCCCAAGACTGTGAAAAACCCTCCTCCTTCAAAAGTGGGCGTATCGCCTCGTCGATATCCTCGAATTTCAGGAAGGTCGAAATCTTACGCTTCGGACCGTCCGGATTCTTGGGATCCTTCGGATATTCGAGGGTGCCGTTTTTCTTTACCCGCGGGAGGCGCGGCTGCAGCCGGGCAAAGGCTTCGTTGAAGGCTGTTTCCCGTTGGCGATTTTCGAGCCGCTCCTGCATGTCAAGGAGCGCGCCAAGTTTTTGGACATCAACCGCTGGGTCTCTCGCCATCCGCACGATGGCGGTCAGCAGGGACTCCGGATTGTCGGCGAGAACGACGTTGGTTTCGGTTTTGCTCCGATCGGGTTGCCCACTTACAATTTTCGGGCTCGTAATTGCCGTCATTGTCGATCCTTTCGATTGTAAGGTGAGGTAATGGTTTACGACCCATGTCGGTTCGCGGGGTTGTCGCTCACGGTGTCTCTCCCAAATAATCGTGCAGATCGCGGCCGAGGCTCTTGGCCTGATCGTCGGTCGAGGTCAGCAGCCGCTGGCGCTCCGCGAAAAATCCCGAGGCGCGAACCCGCGCAAGCATCTCGTCCTTCTCATCGGCAAACCGCTCTAGCGCATCGGCCAATTTTTTGATGTAAGGCTCATCGCGTGCCGAGCGGTCGTGGATCGGCATCATCCTCGGGTGGAAAGAGTATCTGTCCACTTCCTCGAATTCGCCGACATAGCATTGTCCCTGTACCTGCGGCCGGTAATCCGCTCCGAACCCCTCGAAGTACCATTTGAGGTGTGTGAACGGCGCTGGGCACTTCACCTCAACCGCTCTGTACAGAGGTCGCCCGACAGTCACTACGCGGTCAGGGCTACACCCTATCCGGCCGTCATCAGTCGTAATGAATCCTATTGGCTCCGTCGAGATATCTTGCTCGAATTCGTATAGCGCGACAGCCTGCGGCTCTAATTCTTTTCCTCGCTCCATATGCTCAGTGGTAAAGAGACTGTCCAGCGATTCATTTAGCAGCGTTTCGGCAATCAAACGATAAGCATACTCTCTAGCTTGTATGCTGTATTGTTCGGTCTTTGGAGTCAGAATTTTGTGAAAATTCGAGGCAGTGGGAATGCCAATTCTGGCGGCGAGCCATTCGCGGCTACCCTGCGGGAAATTATGAATTCTCACTCTGTTGCTCCTTTGTAAGCAGTTCATGTAAGCGAGCCAACTGCGTGAGTGACGGTCCCTCGATCGCGACAAGCTGTTTCACCAAGGCCTCAGTGCAATCGAGCCATGTCCGCGCTTGGTTGAGGGCGCGACGGATCTCGGCCAGACGTTCTTCAATGCTCATGCGTTGCTCCTTTTCGCTGGCGGGGGCGCAGATGCACGCCTCTTCTCTCAAGGGAGTTGCATATCCCCTCGCCTATGGCGTGGATACCAATGGGACCTATAATCACAATCGCGAACAAAAGTAAGAAGAGGAATAGCCCAATGATCATGGCCATAGGCCACGGACAAGGATTATCAGGGCCTCTGACCAATTGAAACCATTGTGCGAAATAATAATCAGGAACGAGAACTGCCGCCACGACGACTGTCCCCACGATCGTTTCCGTTATCTCACGACGAGGCTCACGGAAAATATTTGATAGCGCCATGTATTTCACTCCTCTGCTGGCAGTCATTCCATGCCGCTTGCAGGCGGCATGGCGAGGCTGTCAGCGGCCGGCTAAAGGCAGCGGAATGATTGGGGAGACGCCCCTAATAGAAAGGACTTTCCCTGTATCGAGGTCGCAAAGTTCGTCGTTTGGCTGAGCCAGGGCCATGACAGAGCGGTTGTTATCGATGGCCGATTGGAGGCTTAGCAATAAAGCGTCTGCCGCCGGCGTGCCAACCGAATTGAAGAACACCCCGTAAACATGCGTGTGATCGCTGGGGAATGTCACATGATAGCAGTTTGGCCCGGTGCCTCCAAACACGGGAACGCCCGTCGCGCAGATATATCCACTGGGACAGGCGGCATTTGCCGCGCTCGATCCGAACGCAGCGAAGGCTATGCCCGCAGCGAAGGCGCCGGTTTTGATGATGGTTTTCACAAGCATTGTCTCCTGAGTTTGCTCAGAAACCGCTGAGCGCGGATTTCTTCATTGCGGCCTCGCGGTGCCGCAGTTTCGGCATTTCACCCGAATGAAACTGTTGCGCCAGCCGCAGCGGCACAGCCAATGATCAACGAAGGTGATCAGCGTCACGTCGGCACGACCCACGCGACGACAGCCTCGATGGCTGCGACGAGCCCTTGCGCGAGCAAGAAACCAGCCGCAAGCGCCCCAGCAACCGCGAATGCGGAAATCAGCAGGCCCTCGCCGCGGAGAATGGCCCGCGTCGGTTTCAGCGCGCCAGATAGCATCAGGCGATCAAGGCGCGACATCGAACAGATCTCGCGGGATGAGACTTGCTATACAATAGATTGCCGACTCGCCCAGCAAGCCAATGGTGACGAGGATTTCATCCGCGCCACGATCCCACCTCGCGGAGCACGACATCAGCTGCTCACTGGCGCATCCGGTCGCTATGAGCAGACTCTGGTGAACGGTCCTGGCGTTCGCGAGGGCGACAACGTCACGCGGGCTCATTTGGTCTTCTCCCGGAATTCCATCTTTTGCAGCTTGTTGGCGAGGTTCGTGAGTATCGCCTTCGGTATCTTGTCGAGCAGTGCCGCAGACTCATTGACGAGGTGGGTGCCGAGATAGCCGGCGGTATAGCGATCCATTCCCAGCCGCATCAACGCCAACAGGGCGCCCATCTCAAATAAGGTAAGCTCCAGCGTCACCGCGATTGGATCGATCAGAACGTCGGCGTCGGGCTCGGTGGTCATTCGATCCTCCCTACTATCTCAGCGCCCGGCATCAGCTCGGGCTCGTTGGTCGATGCCTTCAGACGGCCATCGACCCGGTACACGAAGGCCGGGCAGCGATGCACTGTGGCCAGCCGGATCGCCTCTTCGGTCGCTTGCTCTAGCGTGATGCAGCGGGCCTGTTCGTCGGCACCGACATCGAAGGCCATGCTCGCACTGAGCGCGCGGGCGAACGCGGACGGCCTCACAACATCCCCAGCGCGCCGAAGAACGCGAGCGCCGCAGTGCCGCCGGCGAGCATCACGGCGAAGACTGCGCCCCAGCTGATCTCTGATTCTGTCCTGGACATTGGGCTCTCTCCTCCCACCGGGTGACCGACGATGGGGAGAGTGTTACACCTAGAGAAACCTATGTCAACAACAAAATTACGCTACATGGAACCGGGGGGGGGCGGCGTGGACGATAATTTAGAATCGCGCGTCTCGAATCAGGGGCGACGGTCGCGCTGATCGAGAGTTTGAAGGAGCGCGATTGAGAGGTGATCCGGGGGACCGATAAGCAACCAAGCGGGGTCGACGTTGAGGACCCTGGAGATGCCCTCTAGCATGTCCTGTGTGTATGCCTGTTGGAAACTCTCAAGCCGAGTAACTGAGGCTTTTGAGATACCTACACGTCGCGCGAGTTCCGATTTAGACAGGCCTCTATGAACGCGCCACTCGGTGATGAAGTGCCGACGTCGCGGTCCTTGGCTCTTCACCCGGATCGGCATTAGGGCCGATGTTACCTAGGGCGGAACGGGCGAGTCTTGGTTAAGAAAACGAGGTCTCGCTAGGTGAAACGAAGGGCTTGACACCGGGTTTCCCTAGCTGTAACTCATACTCAACATGAGTGAGCATCCAGTCAGGCGGTACCGAGAACAGCATGGCCTCACGTCAGAGGCCCTTGCTGGGATGGTCGGTGTCAGCAAAGCGACGATTTCTCGGATCGAGAATGGCGCGCAGACACCATCGCACGCCCTTATCCAGCGCTTTATTGATCGCCTGGGATTGAAAGCCGAGGACTTCTTTACCGGCGTGGCTGCATGACCTGGTTCCTCCTTCACTGGCTTTTGCTGTCCGTCGAGGCCGGGCTGGTGCTCGGCGCGGCGATCGCGTGGGGCATGCGGTGATGCGATTACTCCCATCCGCAGTGAAGACAATTCCAGATCAGAATCCGGGCGCGCATTTCCTTCCGGCGCGTTCGGACGCCCGAGAGCAGGTTCAATCCCCGGTCCCCCAGACCCTGCCTGCTCTCGGGCGATCCATTCGGGTGCCGAGAGGCGCCCGCTCGATCTCGCTCCTGAAGTCCACGGAGCGAATCTTGGGGGAGTGTCGGCGCGGGATAGATAGCTGTGCAGAGGGGAGCTCCTGGTGCTGTAGGGGAGTTCTGCTCAGCCTGACCCGCGCCGATTTCCTCTTCTGCATCATCGTCGCGTCGTGCCATGCCTCAAGGCTCGCACGAGATCCCCTAAATGGCGATAGCCAGGAAGCGCAGTAATCTTGCAATTGAACGCAACATATTTGCGCGAAATGCGGGTGCGGCTCTGGAGCTCTTGGTTAATGAGCCGCACCGCGACAAGCTCATTGCGCGCATGTTCGGCGTCAGCATTCGCATGGCCCAATATCTCAGAGCCGGCAAATGCTGGACGGTTGATCGCCTGTCGACCGCGAGCGCGGTCCTCGGGGAAGAGTTCGACCGGCTGCTCATGCAACGAATTCTTCCGCCGCCGACCGAGAAAATTCATGAGCGCATCGACCGCCTCGAGCGGACGATCGCGCGGGAGCTTGCCGAGCTCAGAAATGAGATCCGGGGGAAAAGTGACGAATGAATTTTATCCGACGCTGGCTTGCCACGTTGTTTCTAGCCGCCGCCCAACTGGGCGCGTGGCTCGCGCGCAAGGTCGCGCCGGCTCGTCGTGATCAGCCGCAGCGTCGTCTACGAGGCCGTTGACGTCGGCCAGGAGCAAGTCGCTTGGGCTATGGCTCAAGGCTGGATTTCACCAGATCTGATCGTCGCGCCGTTTGGCGAGCATGCCCACTCGCCTGAAGAGGCGGCGCTCGTCATCGCTCGTATTTGGATGGGGTTGTCGAGGAGCCGGAAGGAGAGCCGGCAAGCCGCGAACTAGGAAGCGGCGGCGGCCCAGGAGAAGGCGCCGCCGCCTCCCGCTCGTGGACTCAACACATCTCCGGGGGAGTGAAGACATGGAGTCATCGCCAAATAATAGCGAATTTAACGCAAATTTCAAGGGTTTGACGGTTACGGTTGTATTACGGGCCGGCTCTCGATGCTTGGGGAGGGCTTGGCGATGACCGCCTATCCTTGGCTGAAACTTTGGATCGGCACCGCCGATGACCCGAAGCTGCGCGCCGCGGCCCGGATGGCCGGGTGTCATAAAGCTATCGCCGTGAACGCCTGGATCGCCGCGTTGGAATATGCGGGCGAGCACCAGGACAGGGGATCAGTCAAAGGCCTTCTGCCGGAAGTCCTCGCCGAGATTTGCGATACTACCCGCGAGATTGCTGTCCGCCTCTTCCAGGCGTTTCGCGAGCTCGGGATGCTGCTCGGCGAGCGCATCGCGAAGTGGACGAAGAGGCAGACCGATAAGCCCGAACGACCCCGGACGGCGAACGCCGAAGCCGTCGCCCGGTGCAGGCAAAGAAAGGCCGAGAAGGACGCCCAGGGCGCGCTCGATTTCGCCATGCCGGCATTTCAAACCATTTCACCGGCATTTCAAAAGACCATTTCACCGGCCGCAGATACAGAAGAAGAGAGAGAGGAAGACTCCCCTTCGGGGATTTCAGAATCTAACGATTCTGAATCTATTCCTCAGCGACGCAAAAAAAGCGAAGCCGAGTTTCAGGGCTTTTGGGATCAATGCCCAAGGAAAGTCGAGAAAACGGCGGCTCGTAAGGCCTATTGGAAGGCCAGACAGAGCGGCGTTGATTGGAACAGCCTTGTCTCCGGCATGAGGCGATATGCCAGCGACTGCGCCGGGAAGGATCCTCAATACATCAAGCACCCCGCTACTTGGCTCAACAAGGGATGCTGGGCAGACGAAGAGAGCAAACCGAATGAACACGACAGAAACGTTTCCGTCCCACAAACACCAAGCCAAGCTGAACTCGATCGTAGCGAAAGGCGATTACTCGGTCTTGAGCGCTGACGACAAACTTGCGTGGCATACTTACTCGTATGCATTTTTGAGACACTACGGGCTTAAAGATGGTCCGCCAGTGACGCGCGACCCGAAAGGCGAATTTTTCAAGCCGCAGCTCGTCCAATTCGCTTTGGACGCGCTGTATCCGAAAAAGCTACGCACGCCGGAGATAATCCCCGCCGACCAATACGCCAGAAAGGGCGACTACGAGATGGCGGAACACTGCCACAAGCAAGATGCCGAGCGGGCTGCCGCAGCACACCTGTCCGACGCTGAGTATGCCGCCCTCTGCCTACGCCAGGTAAAGCACAACGTCCTGATTTTCGAAGAAAGGAGCAAACGCCGATGACCGATCGCAAGCCGCGTCCGCCGATCGCCTCGCGCGATCCCGAGATCCAGGCGCTTTGGGCGCAGGGTCTGCGAAAAACAGAAATTCTCCGACGCCTTGGTTTGAGATGCCCCACGGTCAACGTGTTCGGATTCCCCGATCGACACCAGCCGCCGGCACCAGCACTACCAGGCGAAACCCCCGAAACCCGCGCTTTCCGCCGCTTCCCGATCAACACGCACAAGCCTGGAGATATGCGATGACCGGTCATCCGCTGCGGCGCACCAAGGGAAACGAGGAGAAGGGCATCCGACCGAAGCCGGTGCTCCCGAGCGCTAAAGACATGGCGATACTGCGGCGCGCCGCTCAGGGATACATCTTCGCCACACAAACCGAAGACGGTCCGGAATTTCGCTACGACGACGGCGCTATGGTGTCCTTGCGCGACGGCGCAAAAGGCGGGCGCCAGTTCGCCCGGATGATCGCCGAAGGCTGGCTGATCCCCGACAAACACGACTCGTTGCTCGATAATGGCCCGCCGCAGCTTTACCGAGCCAGGAAGCCCGGAATCTGAGATTACCACCAGCATGCTGAGCGTGAGATCACTGCTGCGACGGCACGGCGCTCGGGCGGCGATCATCGCGGAGTGCGCAGTCTTGGCGCTGATCCTGCTGTTGACGGCGTATTGAATGCGAAGATGTCCTACCGCCGGCACCCAACCAATCACCGCAATGGCTCGCGCCCGCGGTTGTCGTTTGAAGATTGGAAAGCGGTAGTCGAGAGCGCCCGAGATTACCGTTGGCTGGTCGATTGGCAGAGCACGAATAATCTCAGCGATCAGGAGGCCGCCGACGAGACCGCGCTCTCGGTAGCAGCTTATCGTCGACAGAGATCCGGGCGAACGCCGGTCTCGCGCCAGACAGCGGCGCTGGCTTTAAAGTCGATGGTCGATCTCGATAGAATGCTGAAAGTAGCCAAAATGACTATCTATCTAATAGAAATGAGTACTAATCGCCGGTAATCTCGCCATGATTTTCCATATACAAGAGATTACTTGACGGATGGATAAGAAATGTGTTAGCTCCTGAAAATATAGCTTCTACATTTTCCGTCTATGGCCATTGTCGGCCTAGGGATCGAATGGCCAAGCGCGGCAGGCGGAGGCGGGGCGATGTAGAACGCTATCCCAACGGCGAGATCAAATCAGAAATCGTGTTGACGCCGGAGCGGCATCAGCACGGCGGCGTCGAGTTGATAGAGCGCCCGATAGCTGACGATGCCGGCCGCCCATCCCACCCTTATCGTTGCGTCGACAATCTTGCGATAATGGAGCGCCGCGGCTCGATCACCTCCGGGATGCGGGCAGCTGGCGAGGATTTCCGGGCGTGTTTTGCGAGAGCCCGACTTGACCCGCTCAAAGCTGCGGATTTCTCCCGACCGATAGTCAGCGGCGGCCGATCTCAAAGCGATAACGGTCTGCGGGTCGAGAACGCGCGCGATGATGTCTGGCGCGCCCTTATGGGGACCGGCGGCGCCGGCTCGCCCGCCGGCTCATGCCTGTGGCACGTCGTCGGCTGGGAGCAGTCGTTGAGGGAATGGGCGCTCGAACAGGGCTGGAGCGGTCGCCGGGTCAGCCAGGAGGCGGCTTCCGGTATCCTGATCGCGGCACTCAGAGCGCTCGAGGCCTACTACGGCGGGGCTCGGCGGCGATGACGCTTGATCCCAAAACTATTGGCGCGCTTGGCGTCACTGTTCTCATAATCTGGATTTGGGCGTCGGCGCTGCTGGGCCTTTGGCGATGACCTCGACGCGACGCTCCCTCTGGGTTCGGCGAATCATTTTTCAGCCGTGGATCTATCCGCTGTGGGGTCCATTGAGCCTGCGGTTAAATCGCTTGAAGAAGCTAGGTCACTGGTAATCGAAGCCGGTTCACACCGTCAGAGGGTCGTATCCCTGAGTAAACGGTGACTATAGTCCCCATTGTCAGAGCGAAACCATAGGAAATGCCTCAAAAACCGCCAGCGCAGCCCGCCGGCGGGCAGATAGCGGGTCGATTGTACGTGGCGTACATTCGGGTCAGCACAGATATGCAAGGCCGTAGCGGTCTCGGGCTCGAAGCCCAACAGGTAGCCGTAGCCTCCTACATCGCCTCATTTGGCGGCACGCTAATTCACGAATTCAACGAGGTAGAGACCGGAAAACGGAGCGATCGACCGCAGCTTTTGGCAGCGCTCGATCTCTGCAAATCCCGCCGCGCGACGCTTATCGTGGCGAAGATCGACAGGTTGGCGCGCAACACGGCGTTCCTTCTCTCTATCGCGGAGGGCACTGGCGAGGCAGGCGTGGTCTTTTGCGATTTGCCGATGTTGCCGCCTGGGCCGATGGGCAAGTTCTTCCTCACCCTCATGGCGGCGGTCGCGGAGCTTGAGGCTGGGCTCATCTCGCAGCGCACCAAGGCAGCGCTCGCAGCAGCCAAGGCCCGCGGCGTCAAGCTCGGAAACCCGAATCTGCTGGCCCACGGTGCGGGCCCCGCCCGCCGGCGGGCTGCGCGGAGGAAAGCTCGCGAAGTTGTTCCTTACATCCGCGCAGCTCGAAAAGCCGGGTGCGTCACACTCACCCAGCTGGCCGAGGCACTGACGAACCGAGGAATCAAGACGCCGGGCGGAAAGAGTGAATGGGGGGCCGAGCAGGTGCGCAGGATCCTCAAGAGGCAAAGCCAATGCCAGATGACCTAAAAACCCACATTGATCAAATGGACTTCGCTATCGAGGAGATCACTCAGCTCGGCGCGAATCAGGATTCCGGAGAGGGGATCAGTGATACCAGCCTCATTGCCAGAAGCATCAGGGAGCTGTGGAACGGCACTTTCAAGCCATTGGTCCAGGCATGGCTGCCAGCGAAATGAACGCGCTGTGCGGTCCCAAATTCTTGCGCGGTGTAAGCGCGCCTTGTGATGGATCCTGTTGTGGGCTCGGCAAGGACGGTAAGCCCGATCCCGAATTGACCGAGAGGGTCAATAGGCGTGTCGATGCCTGGCGGCGGATCGCCGCAAATGGAGCAGGTCCACCTGGATGAAAGCCGAGCCGCTGACCGCCTGGGATGAACCCGCCGGCGACGACGGCTGCGCTTATATCGTCGAGAATGGCCACATCGCTTCGTGTGGCGAACCGACATTGCCTGGATCGAGTTATTGCCTGGTTCACCACGAGGTCTGTTATCTGCCTCGGGGAAGTAGGGCAGAGACCCGCAAGATCAGCTCGATGAATTACCTCGGTTTGGCACTCTGGGCGCCGCGCGCCGCGCCGACCGATGAAGAGCTCGACCGGATCGAGCGAGCGGGGACGCGGTGACCGAATGAAATTCCAGCAATTGACGCGACCGGACAGCTCCCCGGTCTATCTGTCGTCGGCGGGCAGCGTGATGTCGGCAAAAGACGAAGGCGGACCGCCCGGCACCAAGACCAGGGTCTTTTTCGCTGGAGAATTGCACTTCGTCCGTGAGGATGTGGCCACGGTCGTCACCATTTTGAGCGAGCTCTAGCCAGATCGAGAGAAGCTCGTGACACCGATAGATTTCATGGCCCTGAGTGCGGCGATTTTTCTGTTCGTGCTCGGCGTGGCCTTGTCGTAAACGTGCTCTAAGCAGGACCCTTTTCGGAGGCACCCCCGTTGTCCATAGGACCACCAAGCAGGAAGCATCCAATTCCAGAACCGTCTCGCCCGCATCCCGCGCCGCGCCGGCGCCCGCATGCCGGGCATACATCGGCAGCACGCCTTGCAATCGCGCGCGGGTGATCCCCAACGTGGCGCTCGTCAACCTCGATGTCGTCGCTCATTTACTCTCCCCAATCCCGCGGAGGTGCCCCCGTTGCAGCGGGGCCTAACCTCTGACTAGTACCGCAGCGGCCATCGGCATGGACCGGATCACGTTACACGTGAAACATCCCTAGCGAAATAGCAAAAGTAGCAAAAATAGCAAAAGCCGGCATCCGAGGTTTTCACTCGGCCTAAGGGCAGCCAGACAAGGAGCTATCTCAAGCTCAGCACTTCAGCCTCTGGGGTGCGCGAACGCTGTCCTGTTACCTGCCGCCGGCCAAGCGCCGAGGGTTTTGAACATTTTGAACATTTTGAACATTTTGGAACAAAGTAGTAACCATTTCTGCTGATCCCGGGATGCGGAGGAAACGTGGGTTCATTCGTCTAGGCCACCTCCTTTACCGGCGGCGTCGGGTGTGGCGTCGTTGCGGGATGATTCTGCGGTTGCCATGGTATGCCGCTTAGTAAGCCGGCTTTCGAGCGCTTCGCAGGCGAGTTCGATAACGCGCGGGATTTGGTACAGGCCTCGCGCGCCCTCGTAGTTATTGACCGTGTCGAGGCTGAGATCGAGCGCCTCCGCCAACTGCGCCCGGGTCATCCATAGGCGTTTCCGAAAGGCGCGGAAGTCGTCGGCGGTCATGCCGCATAAAACCACGCAACGAGTGACTCGCCGCGCTTGCCGGAATCATATTCCGACAACAATGTCTCGGACCAATTGTCGAGCATTGATTTTGAAGCGTCGTCTCCGTCTTCCAGCGCATATCCGCCGTGGCTGGTGATTTGCTCCCATGCCGAATTCAACTCGGTGAGGTCGGCTGCGTCATAACCTTGGGTATTGTCTTGGCGAAAGCGGGTCATTGGTTCCTCCGTTCTGATGATCTGAATATAGACCCCGTTTGTAAAATTTACAAGTCATATTTGCCAGATAGAAACATTTTTCCTGCATGCCCAGAGGATCAGCACCAGGCGAACGCCGCGGCGGCCGTCGCAAGGGCTCAGCGAATCGCCGCACCATTCTGCGCGAGGAAGCGATCAGGCAAGCCGACATCTCCGGCGAGGGCGATGCGGTCGATTTTCTCACCCGGGTTTATCGTAATCCGGAAATTCCGCTAACAGAGCGGATACATTGCGCGGCGATATGTGCTCCTTTCGAGCGCCCGCGGCTGACGGCGGTGATGGACCGGGAGGGCCGGGATCTGGCGCAGACGCTTCTGCCGCCGGCGCAATACCGGCTGTGGGCCCGGCAGCAGATCAGGGAGGCGTTCGGGATGCCGCCGCTGACGATCGAGCATCAGGCCGAGGAGGAATAAAAGTCATGGATTATCTGCCAGGATTAGGATCGTACTACACGGCGCTCGGTCTGCAAGCGCCGCTGGGTAACTATCCAGCTAATTTAGCCCATCAAGCGGCGCAAATGGCCGTGCTTGGCGCTCAAAACGCCTTGGCAAATTATGACAATCGCAAGCATCTCGCTGAATACGAGCGCCAACGTTGGCGCGCCTCGGTCTCGCAGAACTGGCTGAACGTGATGCTCGACCAGGAAATCGGAGCATAAATGGCCCCACCGAACAAGGCGCGCCGCCGGGTGCTCGCGCGGGAGGGCAAGGCCGAACCCGGCGGCGGATATCCTACCGACACCCCGGGCCGCGCCGTCGCCGCGAAGGCTTATTCGACGCAGGCGGTGCGCGCCGGCCGCATGTCGAGCTCGAAGAAAGCCGAGATCGATCGGCGCGCGAACCGCGAGCTCGGGAAGAGCCGCAAGCGCTGATGCCCCGCCTAACGCCCTCTGGCAAGAAAACCAAGCTCGCGGATTTCGAGGACCAGCTGAAAGGCACGATGCCTGATCATGAGCTGTACGCGATTGCAAACAAGGAAGGGCTGATGCACGGCAACAAGGCGACGCGCCGGGGCGCCCGCGCTGCCACGTTCGGCGGTCGCAAATCGAGGAGCCACACCGGCAAATGACCATGACCCGCATCGAGATCGAGCAATATGGCCACACTTGGCGCGCCGAGGTCGAGGGCGGGACCGGCTTGCTGACGCGGAAGCGGCATGTGCAGGCCGGTGATTTTCCGGGAATGATCGCCGCGGTGGTTCAGGCCTGGGCCGAGGTCAATGATCGGGAGCCGATCGTATTTCTTCGGTCGACCGGTGAAATTCTGAGGCAGCATGAAACCGAAGCGGTGTCTCGCCGAGAGCGGCTACTCGACGAGCGAGCGGAGAACGCCAACCGGATTTATGACGACCTCGGCAACGAGGAGGCACCGCCGACGTTGCGGCAATATCCGCGGCACCCCGAAGAGCAGACGCGGGCCGAGATGGATGCCGATTTTGCGCCGCACCATAAGCCGCCGGTTCCGATCGAGCCCCTTGCCGATGAACCGCCCCGCCGCGGGGTCGGCCGGCCGCGCAAGGAAGTCGCTGCTGAGAAGTGAGTGCTCGGCTCGACGCGATTGCCGCCTATGACCGCCTGTTCGCCGGCGTCGAGAAGCGAGAAGAGAAGGATGCGCTCGATCGCGATCTCGCCTGCGAGGATCTGTTTTTCCTCCTCGTCTACGTTCTCGGCCGCAAAGACATCAATGCCGATTGGATAACTCCAGCTCCGGGCCTGCCGCGGATCAAGCGGAATCCGGATTGGCTCTTCGATCGGTGTCGGGAAATCGAGGCAGCGCCAAACGGCTACCTCGATCTGTGGGCCCGCGAGCACTACAAATCGACGCTGATC